TGCTCCTGCTGCCGCTCCTGCAAAATCGAAATTCGTATTCAATCCAAAAAAGGGAGGAGGTGATGAAGCAGAAAGTAAAGAAGACATTGATGCAGAAGATTGTAAAACAGGGCAAAAGCCTGGAGAGAAATATAATCCAGATACTCTCAATAGAATAAAGGGCTGTTTAGAACGATTCGCCTCCAAAAGTATGATACTAGGTTCAGAGGATGGGCTCAAACTACACTCGCCCAAATATGTAGAAATGCTACAACGCATTGCCACCGCCCCTGGTTCCAGTCTTGTATATTCCCAGTTTTTATCAATGGAAGGTATCGGTATTTTTGAGATTGCAATGAAACTAAATGGATATGACGCCATTGAATTAACATCTGATGGCAATTCATTAACACCGAATTCACTGGCCTCTCTTGAAAACAAGGAGAAGGATGGAAAACGTTTCATTCGGTTTTCAGGTGGCGAAGATCCTATTATCAGAAAAACTCTCATGAACCTTTTCAATGCAAATTATTCCAAATTACCTTCGAACATACAAGAGGCAGTGAAACGTTTCCCCAATAATCACAAAGGGGAATTGTGCCGTGTATTCTCAATTACATCGGCGGGAGCGGAGGGTCTATCATTAAAATGCGTACGTGCAGTACATGTTATGGAACCCTATTGGAATGATGTACGTTTAACACAAGTAAAAGGCCGTGCAGTGCGTATTAATTCCCATATGGAATTGCCGGTTGATCAGAGAGATGTGAGTATTTATACATATATAAGTGTATTTCCAGAGGGTCAAAAACTCGACGAATCTCTAAAGGGTGCCGATGCACTTGCAGAAGAGGATGTACAGCTGGCCACCGAGTCATTAAAAATTTTAAATACAAAGGAGTATACGTTGACCTCTGATGAACGCCTATTCTTGATTGCACAACGAAAGAAGTTTTTGATTGATGCCTGTCAATGCTTGATAAAAGCCGCCGCGGTAGATTGTCAACTAATGCACAAGGAAAATAACGAATCCTATGAATGTGCTATCGAAAATGGCGTAGGAGGATTCCTCAGCCATCCCGATGTGGATACAGATATAGTAGAAACAAAGGCAGCATATCCCACACAGGATACGGAAATGTTTGCCTCCTGTGATACCATAAAACCCTCTGAGGTTAAAGCGGCAGCAGTTTCAAAACTCTCCGCACCTGCAGGACTACAGGCATTTTCTCAAAAAAAGTAGGGTCTACCGGCATATGACACAGGTCTAAGGAAATGTAGCAATTTTCATCTAAGATGAATACTACTACACTTTCACCACAATTGAAATCCGTATATTTGTTATGTAATCCCCAAAAAGAGGAGGAACGTTTTAAACGTCTTCTTCGTTCATTAATTATTGCCGGAATTCCAAAGGAACTTATACAAGTATCGGCCCCTACATGGGGCGATACACTAACCAATGAACTCATTTTCAAAGTATATGACCCCTTTTTAAAACGAGGCAACTTACCTGCATTCTGTTTCAAGGCTGCTCGTCTTACAAAAGGGGAAATATCCCTTGTTCTCAACTTCTTTTCAGCAATACAAATGGCTTCCAATACACTTGGGGAAAATGAATGTATTGCAATATTCGAATCGGATGTATATCTTCGACGCGATTTCATTCCAAGAATGAATACGATTATTCAGGACCTTTCGGGCCAGGAATGGGACTATGTTAGTTTGAGTGAGGGTGTTGGCACACGCCCTGAAGGCTGTGAAGAGGGTTATTATCATCCCACGAAACTTTATAAGCCCCCACATGCATGGGTATTTCGCTGTACAGATTCCATGCTTTTTAGTAAGAGATTTGTAGATAAACTGGTAAAAACAATCATACCATTCAAAGAATGTTTAGATTGGGAATTAAATTTCCAAATGATGCTTCATCGTGGTATTAGTTTTTGGGCAGATCCACCGCTGGTAGAACAGGGGAGTTATTTCAGTAGAGATGAGAGTTCATTAAAATAAATGTGGTATCTCTTTATAATTTTGTTTTATTAATTTGGCGGTTGTTTTCTCGTTTATTTCCAAACATTCCAGATTATGATCAAATGACCATCGATACTTTAAAAATGCCCGTTTAAGTACATACATCAATATATCTTCCGATGTTTGTATATATACTTCGGATAAATTATTGATTAGATACAGCCTCATCTACTATTGCATTCTAAGAAAATGAATTACATATTATCTGGGCGTATACGCGCCGATGAATCCATATCGCGCGTGATGACGCGGAATATTACTTGAACTTGGTGACTTAGATTCAATAGACGTCCACTCGATACACGCGGGGCCGCCGCGAGGGCCGTTAAGAATGTGGTATTTTTGGAAGAAGTTCCACCCCAACTTGCCGGTGTTATAAGACCCGTATTTGGATTATTGAATTTGGTTCGAATAATGATACAATTGCTAAATCCGACCTTATTGGAGCCTGTTGTGAAAAAAAATTTCGAAGCACTTGTTTTATAATATACTTGTCCAATATCCACTATAGTATGTCCCTCTGTCCGCTGTAAGAATGCCGTAAAATCTGCGACAGCATCTGTTCCACCGGCAAATGCTGTGGGCATGACTATATTTTTCATGACGATCTTGTCGCCCTGTGTTGCCGTAAACTGGGAGAACCACGACGATGTTTGTATCCATAGATATTCACCCGATGTATCGGTATAATATGTTCCTGTAACATCAGGTGCCGTTCCACCCGAGCCCCACACACTCGAAGCAAGTTGCGCCGAGGTCACTATACCGCTAATATCAACAGCATCCGGCTCACTGGAATACAGCGATCCGTCAGGCTTCTGTATTTGAATCGTCATCTTATTCAAGGTTGCAAGAGGCGTGGGATGATAGATTTTTTGGCATTTGAGGAACTTCGGTATGAGCCGTGTAAATCCCTTATTTTTCAGCCCGCTATCAGAACTCCAATAGGCATCGTAGCTAATAATACCAAATGAGTTGTTGAGACCATCATTTGTTCCAAAGCCGTTCGTATTCAGTTCATCCACGTGAACCTGAAGATAGGGATATGCAAGAGCATTGATGTTAAAGTGTGTATCATACGTTGACGCTGCAGTTTTCGTCGTGAGAACCTCAGTACCTTCCGTCGACATAATCACTTTTACAAGCTCAATGCGCGAGATGTTTTTGAATTTGATATAGGTGGAGGGGGACAGGCCAAAAAATCCAGGGCGATTATTTGCAGGGTCGAAATTCACCGAGAAATTGTAGCGATTTTCGCCGATATTTGTAACCCAGTCGCGGTCTGCACTATATATGAAGAGGTTGTATTCATTCTCCTTGTATTTAATGACATCCTCTTGGGGTATAATCACGTTCTGTGGAAGAGTATAGGCTGACCGCTGCATGTCAAGAATGGTGGGATTCGCTTGAGGAGATCTGGATGTTGGCAACGATTGCATATTTCCCAAGAGGAGTTGGCGACCATCCGGGGGGACATTCAGAGGGGGCGTGTTCAAAATAGTATTGCGCGCCGTTTCACGTAGAGCCATCGCGGTGGAATCCTTTTGCCTTGCACTGGCCTGTTCAGTGCGGAACATATCATCCGACTGAATACGGCGCTTCATATCTTCCGGCATTGGTTTTGCGGCCACGGCGGCTGCCGCCTCTTCCAGGCGCTTTGCCTCTATTTCCCGCTGTTGTTTCAATAACTCGAATTGGCTGAGAGAAGAAGGAGTATCTTCATCCTCTAGGCTGAGCTGGAAATTCGGCGGATTGGGAGGGGCTCCACGGCCTGATTGACGATCCATCTGCATAGTTTCAAAACGGCTCGTGACATCTTCGCGAATTTTATCCATTTCGTCATCGCTAGGAACAGATGAGGGCCTTCGTTGCAGATAGGAAATGTAGTCGGGTACGACGGATTGAAGCACCTCCTTGTTTAAATTCGGAATGGGCGTATTCGGCTCGGAATGACTGGAAACCTCCTTCATATAATGGTCAATTGTCTTGTTTAAACGAAGACGCTGTTTATCATCCAACTCGCTCCCCGTGCGACGTTTGATATCGTTCGTTAATAAACGAAATAGCATCGTTTTATTTCCATCCGAAAAGAATGCACTGGATGATTGCATATCGGCCATTTCTTTCTATTATGTGGACAAGTTTTCTTAGACCCTCAAATGCCGCCAAGTATTAGGTGGAAAAAAGGTATTTTCGCATTTGAAGCATATCTTCATCGGAAACATTGTATTTCAGGAATGTTTTTAAATCGTCTCCGGCAAGCATCCGGATAATGAAATAAAGAGAATACATACCACATTCCGAATTTTTCATTTGGAGACGTTTTGCATTATAATAGAGATTCTTTATGGAATAATTATGAGTGGTCAGCCATTTCATAAATTTGGCAATATCTTTGGGGACACTTACACCATAGGAATCGAAATAGGTACAAGATTTGTTTTTAATGTCTATGAAATTTGCAACCCAATGACTACCACCCTCATAATGTCTGTCTAAATTGTAAATAATTCCGACATATTCCGTGCCGTTTCTTGCCGCCTCGTCCACTCGAAATTGGCAGATTTCATTGATAAGACATTCTTGCGATTGTTGTTTATAGGGATTTTTCGCGGCAAAATCAATGGGCAGAGGACCAATGAATTCGAAATTATCATAGGCTTCTTCGTATTGATTCATGACATCCAGAATATTTATACTATCGAGCCACGTATTCGGTTTTTGAATCCATTCTTTGGGTATGGGGGGTCGTAGATATGTTTTTTTAGCCTTGAGTTTTTCGGAAGAGGGTAGGGGCAGTGCCTGTAGAAAGGAATATTCGTTTACAGGTTCCACTTTCATGGCCTTTTCGAGTTGTTTTCGTAAGGCCGCGGTCGATTTCGGGACCTGGATTTGAAGGGTCGCCGCCGCCTTTTCAAGTATGTCTCGCGGTAAACACCCTTCCGATGGTCGAACCGCCCCAATTCGGGGATGACATTGTTGTGGCCCCGGGTCAGGTATAGGCATGAGAATGATTCTACCTATAGGTTAGAATGAATACGATAGAAGTAAATTTAACATACTTTTTTTACATAATCTTTGCTCCATTATTATTGATAGAACTCATGTTTGGTGCATGGGTCTTATTTACAACACCCACCACTTTGATTGCAAATCGAAATTCCTATAACAAACGTGGCCAGAAATTCCAACTCTAAGATAGAAATGAAGGCATCCGACTTATTTATTTCGCTGATTATCCTATTATTTATAACCGGAATTGTCATAACCTTTTATTATGTATCTACAAATATTGGCATGAATGACAATATGCTGGAGATAAGAAATGCAATATATAAAATCGCTATATGGGATGCATTGCTGATTGTTATTCTATTGCTCATTAGTTATGCTTTTATCATACGAATGGATATTAGTGTAAATTATCTGCTATTACTGGGTCATTTGAACCTATTCTTTGCCATTCTGGCACTTGGAATTTCCGTCATAGTCCAATATCGTAGAAAGGCCTGATTTTTTCCGTCATATAGATAGAATGAATGAGATTGCCGGATTTAGTTCTGGAATTGTCGTTATAGTCTTAATATTAACATTGATAGTGTTTTGTTTTCGTAGCCTTGTATTCAAACTGGATACGTTCGAAGTGAATGCCCAAATTATTATGTATCTCGCCGCCGCTTCAGTGATAGTAATGGGAATTTATATTTATTCATCGATGCTGTCTGAGGCCTCCAAATGGCAGTACCTGTATCTTCTCTTTCACTTCGGCCTTCTTATATCTCTGTTGAGCGTGGCAATTGCCACATTTGTGCAGTATAGTCCTCTTCCATTAAGTTAGCCCTTCATCTGTAGGATTGCATTGATGCGATGTTGGACGCGGAATTTTCCACTCCAAATACCCGAATTGGGATGAATATGAAAGGAAAGTCCCTGTAATTTAAACACAAGACGCACGCGTTTTCCGGGGGCAAGGACATTTGCATGGTCCGAACCCATCGTCCATTTTTCATTGGAATACATAGGAATTTCCTGATTTTGAAGGGGGCAATATAAATGTAGATTAGAATTTTCAATGAGAGGCTGATATTTCTGTAAAATATCCTGCTTTTTCCGTATATGCACGCCAAACCAATTTGGATGATGCGCACATACTGCAGACAATAGCATATCTTGAAACCTCGACAACTTATGTAAAACAGAGGGTGTGTTTTCTAGGGAAATAATCAGCTGGCCAGTGGAATGATTATAGGAGCGGACTTCCACACTGGGTAAAATGAATACAAGAGAGGGGAATGTAAATTCGGCATCTTTATAGGAAAATGGGACTATCGGTTTCGGCCCGGTAGATAATTCCCCTAAATGTACGTTATCCATTTCAAATGTATCTGTGGGTATACACCATTCCATGTCTATATGCGATATCTATTATGTCCTTAGACCTTTGCAGTTGGTGGTCTAAGAGATACGTTCCTTTTATGAAAAGATGGATTCACTCAATATATGTTGGAGAGGAATGTCAGGAACGGGTAAAAAAACGGCGCTCCATGAGCATTTGAGAATGATTGCAAAGATGCGTGGGATTCCATTTTCGATTCAGATGAAGAGTGGGCCTGCAGATATGGAAGAAGATGCCGAGGAACAAGAGGCAATACAGACAACATATGAAACATCGCATCTTCATATGGGATTCGATATTGCACGAATGTCCATGCAGGATAAACAAAAACTAAAGCCCATTCTATCGAATTTGGGGCAAGGAAGCCAGGTTATGTCAGGAGTTCAAGGAAGAGGGGCGAGAATTATTGTCTTATACCATGCCCATCTTCTCAGCTCCGAATCCATCCTATTGATTCAAGCATGTCTCGAGCAAAATGATGGCGATGTGTCGATTTGGATGACTTCGGAACTACCTGTGCCTATACGTATACGCGACTGGTTTGTAGAAATCCCATGTAAGGGCGTGGATAACTCTATGAAAATGTTTTTGACAACAGAAGCGCCGGATGCAACGTGGAATACCATATTTACAAGTATTATACATAAATGGATACACAGCCCATCTCCGAAAATAGGGGATATTGAAAAAGTGAAGGCCTTTGTATATGAGCTATTGATGAGAAATCTTCGGTGGGTGGAAGTGACACACTATTTATTGGACTCTATCATTTCTCATACGGAATTGTCGGATATACAGCGTTTAAGGTGTGTTGAGGCCTTGGCAAAATGCGAAGCAACCGCGAGTGGATATACGATACCCAGTTATCGGATTCCTATTATATGGGAATCCCTATTTTTACATCTAAGAACAATAATATATTCTACAGAATAGAGATGCCAGTAGTGCTGGATGAATTATGTGTGTTAGCTAGAGATGCTCATAGAAATAAAGAGCAGATAGTTTGGAAAGATGGTGTGATTACTGATGCAGATAGGAAAATATTAGAGGAAAATGCTCAAAATACAGATGCATTTGATCGCTTGAACTTGAAAGCGAATGTGATGAATGAATATAAGAAGGGGACATATAAGATAGAGTGTAAAGAATCGGCCTATGCACGCATTATAGCGGTTTTACCAAAAAATCGGGAGATTCCATTGGAAGATTGGTCATATATTTTTCAAATGTTTGGGCTAGTTCATAAAACACCATGGAAGATATATTGGTATGGTTCACCGAAACTTCGAGAATTTCCTGGTAAAATGGTTCCTATAGGGGCAGAACATGTGAATGGAGGATACACAACATCCTGTTCGAACCATGGAGTCTTTATATATCGATTGGAAGAGGCTACACGGGTTCTCATACATGAATTATTACATGCATCTTGTATGAATCCGAAGACGGATTCGATTTCTGTCATAGAGGCTACTATTGAAACATGGGCGGAATTGATATTGATTGCACATCGTTCCAAAGGACGACTCAATATTGGATTGGAACTTCTTAGAAAACAGATACAATGGGTATCTAATACAAATTATATATCGGAGACGGAGCATAATACGCGGAGTGACCAGGATTATGGTTGGAGATATTTGAACGGGCGTGAGAAAGTGTATAATACACTGGGAATACGTCTGCCTCCGCCGAAAAAACAGCATCAGACGAGTACGCGCTTCACAACGCCAGTCTTGGGAGATTAAATGGGGTACCGACATGTGCTGGGATTTTTGTTTCAAACATATGATATATTTGAAACAAAAAAAGCGGTCCTTGCAGGGGTTGAACCTGCGACTTTCCGGTTAACAGCCGAATGCTCTAACCAACTGAGCTAAAGGACCAAGTGTTGCCTTTTACAGCAAATTCTCCAGAGCCGGAATCGAACCAGCGACTTGGGGAGGATTAACAAATAGTACTAATATACTACAATCCCCCGCTCTACCAACTGAGCTATCTGGAGTCTTCCAGTTTTTACCAGACATCGGCCCCGCCGAGAATCGAACTCGGGTTACCAGATTCAAAGTCTGGGGTCCTGACCACTGGACTACAGGGCCCTAAAAATAATGCGGGGAGTGGGATTTGAACCCACGCGGATTTCTCCAACAGATCTTAAGCCTGTCACCTTAACCACTCGGACATCCCCGCTAAAAGGGGATGTAACCTTGTTGTTCCTTAGAACAACTCGGACATCCCCTAACAGCTGCTATTTAGCATGCTTAGGCGGTGGGAGCGGCCTTCACGTAGTGGCGGTTGAGGAAGCGCTGGAGGTTGAAGTACGTCAGCTCCTGGCCCTCAGGAAGCTGGAGGAGCTTCTTCAGAGGGGCGTCGGGCTTGATGGAGTGCTTGTCCTTCAGCTTGTGCTCGTTCACGTACACATTCACCGCCTTCGTCACCTGGGAGCGGCTCATCAGGGTGCCACTGGGCTGGCCGAGGAAGGTGCACAGCTCATCCGTCACCTTCACGGGGCGCTCGAAGATGGAAGGCGCACGGGGCTTGGCGCCCTCGGCACCCTCCTCAGGCTTGACCCGGCGGCGGCGCTTGCGGGCCTCCTTCAGGTCGCGGTGCACACGCTTCTCCAGGCGCTTCACCACGCCCAGCAGCTCAGTCATGTTGTCGCGCACGGCCACCACGCGGGCGAGGGCAGTCTTTAGATCGTCCTCCAGGGTGGTTGTAGGGGCAGCGGGGGCGGGGGCGGGGGCGGCCTGCACAACCGGGGTGGAAGACACCACCACAGCGGCCGGAGCAGGGGCGGCAGCGGCCGCCTTGGACTTCTTGGCGGGAGTCGCCGCCGGCGTGGGGGTGGCAGCCACCGGGGCAGCCACTACGGGGGCAGCCGGAGGGGCCGCCTCCTTCTTAGATACAACCTTCTTAGCACCAGAAGCAGACTTGGAAGCGTTCATTATACCCTGACTGGAGGAAGAATTAGAAGACATTTTACGCGTATGTGAACATATGATGATTTGAGTATGTCAAATTTTATTTCTGGAACCTAAATTTTAAGGGAAAATATTCAGATTTCATATAAAAATATTATTTTTTTTTGAAATATGATTTGGCTGTGATAGGATATTTGGGAGTCGCCACTAAAAGTGAATTAAAAAAAAATTGAATAGGGTAAATACCCCATTGTCTTACACCAATGGAGAAGGACCTCAGTTATATGTTCATCAATGAAGAGGATGCGACGTATGCAGGTGGCGACTGCAAGATCTGCCGTATTCCCACCAGGCGAGAGATGGACACGGAGCGCGGCATCTGCATGACGTGCGCCGAGCACATGGACGATGGCCTGAAGTACTACACCGAGGAGTTTGCGCACGCCTCGGCCCACGGGAAGGACGCGCTTTCCCTCTTAGTTCTGCGGCAGCGGGCGGACAACTGTCGCGACTTCATCGCCGCCGCCGCCGCCTCCTACGACGGTGACCTTGAGGCGCATGAGGCCAGTCTAGAGCAGGAGATGCTGAACAAGCGCGCCGCGGAGTGCCTGGGGCGCCTCCCCGTCTCCTTTGCGCCCTGGTGGAAGGACAACTGGACTCACGAGAAGTGGTGCGAGATGGGTCAGGCGCGAGATGCGGCGGGCTGGCCTGTGGAAAAGGGCGCCCCCATCGTGCAGCGCCTCGCCGCCATGTTCGTAGCCGAGGAGAAGAAGGTGTACGAGCTGAAGAAGAAGCAGTCGGAGGAGAAAAAGGAGGCATGGGAAGAGGGTGCCAAGAAGGCCTCGCAGTCCACGGAGGCCCTGATGAAGCTCCAGCTCAAGGAGCTCGAGGCTAAGCACGCAGACGTGCTGGCGAACATCGAGCGGGCGCGCACGGAGGACATGGAGGCCGTGGAGGCGCGGCACCAACGCGAGATGGAGAGGCTGAGGGATCAGCTGCACGCAGCGGAGGCTGGCTGCGAGAAGAAGTGCCACGACGCCAACCGCCGCGGCTACGCCATGGGCTACGCATTTGCAGACGAAAAAGCGACGAAGGCCTTTGAGGCGATGCGTGCAGACCTTGAGCGGCTGAGCGCAGAGAACAAGGGGTTGCGGCAGCAAATCGAAGAGGACAAGCAGATGGTTCAGCGCCACCTGAAAGAGATCGCCAAGGAACATGCTCAGATGACGGCGTGGGAGAAAAAGGAGATTGAGAGGCTGACCGAAGAGAACAGGAAGCTTGAGCGCCGGGTGGCCGAAGAGTCCCACTGGTGCAAGCATGCAAATATGGCCGCCAGGACGGCGGAGATGCATGCGCAGATGCTTCGTACGGACGTCGCCGAGCTGGAGAAGGAGAATGAGGGCCTGAAGAAGCAACTCGTCGCCAAGGAGGACATGGTGACGAGGCAGGCGGAAACGACGGAGACGCTTCACAAGCACCTTCGGGACGAGATGGATGCTGTGGATGCACTCACGAAGGGCCTCCAGGCGACGCGTGAAGAGCTTGAGCGGCTGACCGAAGAGAACAAGAAGCTTGAGATGAAGATTGAGAGACTGGAGTGGGAGAACAATCAAATCGAAGAGGTCATGCAGATGCTTCGCACGGATGTCGCCGAGCTGAAGAGGGAGAATGAGGGCCTGTGTAAGCTCGTGATTCCGACCCTGAATCTACCCAAAGGGGTAAAGATGGAGTCCGTAAAGCTGGAGCCCGAGCTTGCACCCAAGTTTCCCCAAGTCGTGCAAGCATCGCCACAACTCGTGGCTGCGCTCAAGGCGGAGAAGACTTGGGAGGCTGGGACCGATGTCTGCTATGTCCTCACACGAAAGGATTACGAGGATATGATGAAGGCCCAGGGGGCCTTGCCTTCCGTAGAAGTCGTGGAGAAAGATGTGGACCTAGACCTGTTGCAAAAGATGGTGGCCGCCCAGCCGCTTCCCCTTTCTCCTCCTCCCTCGCCCCTGCTGGCATCCTCTTCTCCTTCCTCACCCCTGCTGGCGTCGGACTATCCCGCGGACTATCCCGCGGCGTGCGGGGATGGGGGATGGCTCTGTTGCGAGTGTGCTCCTGAAGAGCCTTTGGCAGAGCCTGTGGAAGAGCCTGTGGCTAAGCCTTTGGCTAAGCCTGTGGCTAAGCCCAAGCGCCCCAACTATAACCACTATTTCTGGCCCTCGCCCAGGACGAAGCGCTTCGCCAAGCACATTGCAGCGCACACGGGTGGACGCCCCTTTACTATTAAAACTCACCAGGACGCTCTGGAATTCATCGCGCGAAGGGCAAATCTCAGCGTCGAGACCATACTCGGGATGAGTATGAAACAATACCAAACTGCTCATGAGCCATGGTCGTTGCCAGGCATGCCTTGGGACTTGCAAAACCCTCAGGCGTTCTACATGAACTAACGTCTAGTGTTCTAGCCATTAAAAAATAAGAGGGTGTGTTATTGCACCTAAAGGTTCAAATATTGTCATTGATATTATTGATGGCATCATTTTTGATATTCATGGCTATAAGAAGGGCTTCATCAGGTTCAGGGCCAAGGTTCAAAATTCTAAGTAAATTCAACATGATAAAGCGCTGCTCTGTCGTGGCTTCCGTAACTATACTACAGAAACGATCAATACAGCGTTGTTCCTCCTCACTAAATTCATTATAGATTGCGCGCATCTTATCGTTGATTAGGTCTGCTTCTGCATCTTCTGCTTCAGCTTCTGCTTCTGCTTCAACATCCTCGTAATTGTCGCGTATGTCAAGTGCTTGATTAATTACAAGAACCATGTAGCGCCTCAGGCGCCGCCCGTCAATGAAATTTATCAGCCTGCATATAAGCCTTTTAAATGTGACGCCCTTATGTGTCGTGGGCAGATGGCGATAAATTCTGGTGTTAAGCATTCTTACGATTTGCGTGTTGTTCATCCTGTCTTAAAAAATAACTAAGCTATAGGGCTTTCAATTTTTCCAATTTCAAATGTCCCCCTTTTAGAACACAGGGGACTCCCCATCGCTACTCATATAGAACAAAGGATACTCGAATTCTACAGCAGCCAGTTTGGCTTTGAGCTCGGCTACTTCCTTCTTCAATGCCTCCACCTCTTGGGATTTCGCGCTTGTGCTCTCCGTAGAATTCCATGTAAAGGAGGCAATCCAGATGGCATTCCCCATTGGGATACCCGCAGCCACCGCTGCATCAATTGCCTCAGCAAGTTCCTGTTTTTGTTCGTAGGTGCAGCGCCAATAGCCCTTTGGTCGCTCCTTAATCGCCCGATTCATCGAGTATGTCAATGGGTCCATGGTCCCTTCAAAGCCCGAGTCGATGACCACATTTAGAGCCATACGAACGCGCATGGATGCACGCCACAGGAACTCGCTGATCTGATGAACACACCACCGCGGGAGCTGGTCCGTCCAGTTGCAGTAGTTGCAGGAATGGAGCCCGATACCAACCATAATCTTGCAAACGAAGTCGGCAACTAATTGCTCAACATTCTTGGCAACGATGATGCCGGCTGTTGTGAGGTCCTCTATGGACTCGAGAGCGCGCGTGGCAGGCTGAAATATGCAGACGTCAAACCCCTGCTTTTTTGCTTCGAGAGCCGCCGCCGCCACTTCAAAGCCGACAAAGAGCAGATGGGTATTCCCATTTGACCGAAGGCATTCTTGAAGGGCGGGGCTGAATGTGCCAGGTTCGTCGACGACCCAGCCCGTCTCCGTGGAGGCGTGGAACTTGGCGAACTCGGCAAAAGGGTGGGACACTTCCCCTTTCTCCAAAGTGAAGATGCCAAGGTATTTCTGCGGCATGTGATCCCACAGCCCCTTTTCAAGCACACGGATGTCTTTGAAGAGAGTCTCCGACCCAGGCACGGATTTAGGCGTGGGGAGATCCGCGTAGATGATGGCGAGTGGTGTATTTTTGCAAAACATGGTGGTATTCATATACCACCTTAGATCATCTTCAATTTTTTAATTTATTCAAACGGGCTCATCGGTAAAATTGATGGATGTATATTCAAACAATCTATTAGATGTCGACTGATATATTGGAAGCTCTAAAGGCCGCTTCCAATGGTATTATTGAATGGGAAAAGGGGGTCCGTCTTGCAATAACTGCAGGGGAAAAACTGCAAGAGGCCATTGCAGAGATACATCATATAGAAGAGGCCGAGGCTATTTATAGGGAATCGCGCAATTTCTCTGATGATGAACCCTCTTATGAGAGACGGCCAGTAGCATCTTCTGGCATGAGCGCGGCGCGAAGTGAACTTGCAGTGTTACGACAGCAAAAAATGGTTGCCGAAAATGTAGTGGAAGAGTTAAGGGCGCGTGTCAAACATCTCATAGGGAAGGCTGAGAATCTCATTAAGGAAAATGAGAAATGTCAATGATAAAAATTGATATGATATTGCCGGATTATCTAGTATAATGAACGCGGTTTATATCGTTGTTGAAAATGGCATTCCGTATCCAATTGCCTATGCATCGTTTGCCCAGGCCGCGGCGGCGGCAAAGGAAACGCACAAGGAGACTTTGGAAGAGCAAATACGGGAGGCTGAAGGTGGATCTATCTGCTCAGATGTGGATATGCCTGAGAACAAACTGACTGGCAAGACATACTTGTATGTTGAAAAGGGGATTCATATATATATCCATAAACTGCCTATTCTCTATTAGGGGCGGTAAGCCCAAAAAAATTGAAGAAAGTGTCAGGCTGTGCTATTTTTACCCCCACTTTCACAACTAAAATGGACACCCCTACTTGCGCAATTTGCCGTGATGACGTCATTGACCACCCTGCCCCTCATGCAACTGGGAGCCACCGGTCTTCATGTGGCCACGTCTTCCACCCCTCATGCATCGTGAAGTGGCAGTTGAGCCAAGACAAAAGCACTTGTCCCATGTGTCGCCACAATGCCGGTGAAATGGAGGACTGCACTTCCCGCACCGGTGGTGACGTCATCCGCATCTCGCGCGCTGGCTTGGATTACATTATGCGACAGGCGGGTGGCATTGGCATGACCGCGGGCGTAGAAGCCGAGGTCCAGATCGATGAGTTCAACGTGGTAACCATTGAGCGCTCCCAGCTTGGGCGCATCGTGCAGGTGCAGGGCGGCACACCCCTCTCCGACGCCCAGTGGACGCAGCTCATCTCGGTTTACCCTCCCGCCGAGGCCAATGACGACGAGGACGACGAGGGCCGCACGGGGGGCGCTCCAGCCTTTAGGAGTCAGTGGCTGGCAGTGGCAGCAGGGTGGGCGGCGATGGCAACAGGGTGGGAGGCGTACCGCTGAGTACTTAACTTCAGTACTAGACGTTACAATAAATAAAAAAAATTGAAGAAAGTGTCAGGCTGTGCTATTTTTACCCCCACTTTCACAAGCAAAATGGACACCCCTACCTGCGCAATTTGCCGTGATGACGTCATTGACCACCCGGCCCCTCATGCAACTGGGAGCCACCGGTCTTCGTGCGGCCACGTCTTCCACCCCAGCTGTATTTGGAAGTGGTTCGAGACGAATAGCGAGCGGACATGCCCCACGTGTCGCCACAAGGCCACAACATTGGAGGATTTGCCCACGATTTACGAAGAGGAAGAGGCCGAAGAGGAGGAAGAAGAGGAGGAGGAAGAGTTCGAAGAGGAGGTCCTCGGCCTCTCGCGCGCGAACATGGAATACGTCCTGCGCGCCTACGGCGGCATCGGCGTTACCCCTATCGTGGACGCGGCGGTCGACTACGACCTCCATGGGGGCTGTGATGCCCGGATTCCGCGGGAGCTGCTCGAGCGCTTCCTTCAAGAGCAGGGCGGCCGCAAGCTATCGAATTCCCAGTGGTGGCAACTGGTGTCGATCTACCCCTACTATGCCGAGGATGACGAGACGGAGGTTCTGGCCGCTCCGCCCCAGCTTACCTTTGGCAATAGCGAGATGGTTCAGTGACGGAAACAGATTCAGGGGCTTCACACATATTTTTACTGGCAAATACTGAAGTTAAGTACTTGGCGGTAATTCCTGAAAATAAATTTGAATGGGCGGTTTTCATGAGATATGATTGTCCCGCGGGACACAATTACGGAGTAGCATAGAGGAATTGCGCTGGGCTCATATGGTTGGTGTAACCCAGAAGTCGGCGGATCGAAACCGCCCTCCGTAACATTTTTTATCGGCAAGCTAGCTTGAAGAAGCTTGAAAGGGCTTGGCGCCTAGCTAGCCTGAAGTGTCAAGCTAGCTTGAAGAAGCTTGAAACCCAGGCTAGCTTGAAATGTCAAGCTAGCTTGAAGAAGCTTGAAACCCAGGCTAGCTTGAAATGTCAAGCTAGCTTGAAGAAGCTTGAAACCCAGGCTAGCTTGAAATGTCAAGCTAGCTTGAAGAAGCTTGAAAGGGCTTGGCGCCTAGCTAGCCTGAAATGTTAGGCTAGCTTGAAGAAGCTTGAAAGGGATTGGTGCCTAGCTAGCCCGAAATGTCAAGCTAGCTTGAAGAAGCTTGAATGCTAAAAATAGCTCAAAACCCGGTCCATATATCAGCTACGCTCAGGACATCCAAGCACGGGCCAGTTTTGGTCAGGTACTGCACTAGGGACCGCTAGACTAGTGGCCGCTACAATAGTGACCGCTGCACAACTTGTACCAATAGGGACACGCTTCACGGGTTCGCGGTGCACACCAGGTGTATTGGGCGTGAAGGGAAGCCCCTGTTTGGCGCACCATGCCTGCCATGGCATCTTCAAGCGCATCCGCTCATAGTAGCCCGCTGTCCCAATGAGGCGCACACAGGCGGGCTGTAGAAACTTGCCATTGCCGTCAGGCCCAGTGTCTTTGACCATTCGCTCAGGAAATAGACGGCGTCCCTTGCCTTCCTCGCCCGGATGAACAAAGCGACAAACGCCAGGCAGGACCTTCCCTTCGGCATCCTTGATGGTGAATACACAGCCTGAACCATGAATACAGGGCTGTGGCGACTTCAACTCGGGTGCATCCAAGGCGCTGTTCTCATACCACTGAATCGGATTGGATGCCATGTTTCTCGGCGGTTAGGAACTCAACCACCAAAAATAGGGCTCAATTTTTTAGAATCTACCTCATAAGCGATTCAAGTTCTGTCGCCAACCTGGTAATCTCCGCGGCGATTTCGCGGATAAGCACGTCACGGGTGAGGTTGCGCGGCGCCGCGGCAGCGAGGAGGCGCCACCAAGGACGACGACGGGGGGAGGTACCGCCAGTTACGACCGGTTCTCCCCGTTCAATATCGCCCAACTCCGTGGCAACTCCACGGCACGAGGGGCAGGAGCCTATTTTCTGGGTGGAATACCATTTCCAGAGGCACTTGGGATGGAAGACATGACCACAGGTCGTCTCCATACGACCAGTCGTCTTTGCATCTACGATGCCCAGACAGATTGAGCAATCCATATGGTCGGCCATTTACAAGTTGAGAGTAAAAATGGGCTAGAGCAGCCTCAAATTTATTTCGGCAGCGATGCCTTAGCGCCGGTAGATAAATGTCAGGTGGTTCCAGTCCGGATCTGAAAAGGGCCAGCCCCCCTGCTTGCACACGATTCGCTCAAGCTCGGACCGCGTCATGGTGGCCTTGCCATGCTCGTCAAATCCCACCTCTGCCTCTACGTCAGCGTCAAGACCACGCCCTCGCCGCCCACGAATCATGCCGTCCATGACGCTACGCGAGATGTAGAGGGGGCTGTCCGCTGGCCCGGCGGGGTCGCGGGCTAAGCCAGCGCTTACCGGATCACGAACCGGATACATAAACATCATCTCGTTCCAGCTTGCAACCTCGTAGCCGCGGAGGCCATGCTCGTGCAGGTTCCAGTTCGGAAACGAGGAGAAGAGGGGGCAGCCCTGCTCTTGCAGGATGCGCTCAAACGTTGAGCGCCTGATGACGGTATGGTCGAACTCGTCAAATCCCAGCGTGGCCTCTACAGCAGCATTAACACCAAAGCCACCCCTGGAACGAATGACGCTGTCGATTACAAGGCGCGAGATGTAGATGGCTCCGTCGACGGCGGCGCGCGGGCGCTCTCCGAGCTGCCTGCTCGGGGAGGGCGCGCTCGGGGAGACATCCTTATGCGTAAGGTCCTCAAGCTCCTTGGGCTTCTGGCGACACAGGGGGCAACTACTCTTGCCCTGCTTGGAGAACCAAGATGTGAGGCATTTGAAGTGGAACACATGGGCGCACGTCATCTCCACACGACCAGTCGTCTTTGCATCTACGGCGTCCAGACAGATTGAGCAATCCATATGGTCGGCCATTTACAAGTTGAGAGTAAAAATGGGCTAGAGCAGCCTCAAATTTATTTCGGCATCGATGCCTTATTGTCCCATTCCCGTACCGCCAAGTACTTAAATTAAGTACTTTGCTCTAATGGCTAGAACGAGAAGATTAAGTCACTTCGATGACATAAGGCCACAGAGTGGCCTTAGGGGAGTACTTAACTTCAGTACTAGACGTTATAGCGCACCTCCTTTGCAGCCTTGTAGATAGCCGCCCGCTCATCAGCGTTCCTAGTGATATTCTGGAGCTCCTGCCGCCGTTGGCCCCAGTGACGCCCTGTTGCAAGTTTCTGGTGCAGGTGGGCCGCCATCTCAGAGCTAAGCCTCTCCTCGGCCACTACCATTTGTGAAAACTCCTTCTCTAAGAGTGCAAGGCGGGTCAGAATACCCTCTAGGTCCTCGGTGAGCGCGTCCTCTTTTTCCTTGTCGGCTGTGAGCATAAGAGGTGTCTTCTTCTCTTCTTTCTGCGCCAACCCCTTCTCTAAGAGCTCAATGCGACTCAGCATATCCTCTAGGTGCTCGACAAGGATAAAGGGAGTCTTCTTCTCTTTCTGTGCAAGTCCATCCTCTAAGAGCTTAAGGCGCCCTGCCATTTGGGATATTTTGCGCGTTTCTGTATTGTACCTGGAAAGGTGGGATTGAAATTGAAAGAATAGGGTCATCAGCATGCAGAAGAGCCCAAGCACGTCAAATCCCCAAGGCTTACTCAGGAGAGACTCACCTGTGGGCGTCCAAAGTCCGGGGAACATGGAAATATAGGGCATTCTCGCTAAGTACTATCGAGTCTTACTACGAGAGCGGCGTCAATTTTTTTAATTTCAAAAAAAGTGGGCTGTTTGTTCGCTTTGTGCTTTTGTGCCCCCTCCCCCGTTTATATTTGTCTTCTCTACTCCTCCTCATCCTCCAGGTCATACAGCTTGAAGACGCCGTATTTATTGTGGACGATTTCGATCCCCTTCTTGTTCGTGAAGACGCCATTTTCCTCGTCCCAGATCGCCAGATCTTCGTAGTCGCTGCTGTTGCACTTCATCACGTGAGGAATAGGGCAAACCCAAGAGGGCGGACAGAGCCAACCCACATCTCCAAAGATGTGGACTGCAGGCTCTCCATTGTCCTCGTGCTCCCACCACATCTCCATAATTTCCGACTCCATCCAATCGCCGCATTTGCGCGCCGCCTCCTTGGCCTCTGCCTCGGTGGCACGGGGGAGCGCCGCAAAGGCAGGGTTCGACTTTAGCCACGCAGTCATGTGCGCCTTGAGGAGGGCACGATTCGCAATGAATTCTGGGTCCTCCTCCTGCTTCCGCCTTTTCAGAATGGCCTCTGCAACATCCCACTTCTTCACGCTTTCCTCGTTCTCCTCGTCGCCGACATCATCCTCTAGAGGTGGCAGAGGCGGGTCGCAACGGCGGCGCTCAGCTAACTCCTCGGCCAGCTGGTGCAGGGCAGCAGTGAGCGCCTCACGTTGGCGCCCCCCGCGGGGGCGGTGGACGGCGTCGCTGTGGATGCCGTAAATGCTGTCGGTTGGAAGGCCGCCGAAAGGGGAAGAGGGGTCGTAGCCCGTGTGATGTCCAGGGGGCAAGCTGAAGTTGGGGCGGGGGGCGAGGCGGGGCATTCTTAGAGGGGTAACATAAACCCTACCAGACCTGCGTTCAATTTTACTTCCAAGTACTTATCTTCAGTAGTAGACGTTATCATGAAAATAAAAAATTGAAAAGCCTAGATTAGAGAAAATACACACCAAAGATGGAAAGCAAGACCTGTTATTGTCATCGTCTACGTGTCTTCGACGAAGACACCGGCTATGAGCTAGGAGCCCCGTACGGAGAGCCATTTGACCATATTGCATGTAGTGTCTGCTTGTTAGAAGAGGGCTTCTGCTGTTGTACGCGTGAAGAGCGCTGTATGTTTTGCGAGGAGCGTGCCCCCGTGGAGCCCACTCTCGCGTCAAAGGCCCGTGCCGATGAAAACCTGGCTGAGGCAATCAAGGACTTCCAGCAGGAATATGAAAACTGGGACATCGATCGGAAATCGGGCGTAGTCCCAGAATGGAAGACCTGGTCGAGCTTTATTCCGCACATATTGCCCCCACAAGTCCTAGAGACGGGTGAACAAGTTCCACATCCCTGTAAATGTAGCGACTGCTCGATGAAGCCCGGCCCCGAGTTGGATTTGACCGACGAGGCTGATCTGGCCCTCTTTCGGTACATTTCCGGTTCTCGCAATCCCAATCATGACTGGGTTGAGATGGTGCAGTGGTACAAGAGCTGGGTTGAAAAGACGCCCGAGCATTTGAACCCGTCGGCATGGTGGTTTACTGACACTCTTCAACTTGTTTGGAATGCACGGAAATTGGCGGGCATGGTCTAAGATATAAAATTGAAATATTTTTCTGTGGTATTCAAAGCATGGAGGCTGTTGAGGAGGATTGCTTTCCTCCTGATATGCCCATCTTAGGCACGGGACTGGCCCCTCTTCCTGAGGTGGCCCCGCCTGCAGAGCCAACCACCTCACCAAACATCACTTTCCAAATCGGGATAAATGCAACAAGCACAACCTTTACACTATGGACGCCTTCGTCACCGCTACATGCAGCATTCTCGAAAAACAATGTGATTATCCTTGACTGGGACAATACTATTTTGCCGTCCGATTGGTTGATGCGAACCCATTTTATCACTATGGAACACTACATCCCTCCATCCCCAGAGGTCTTGGAGGAGTGCACAAAGATTTCGGATGCAGTCGAAAGCCTATTTCGACTTGCTCAAACACTTGGGCAAGTCCTCATTGTTACCAATGCTTCCACGGGTTGGGTAGAGAAAACGTGTGCAATGTTCATGCCAGGCCTGTGTCAGTTCCTAGGTAGCATACCGGTCATATCGGCATGTGAACTATATGAGCTGTTCTATAATGATGTCAATACATGGAAACTACAGGCATTTCGGCGTGATGTGCTTGAAGCCCTCTTTAGTGAGGAGGAGCCCGCCCCGCGCGTGGTGTTGAGTATTGGAGATAGCGAATCAGAGAGGAATGCAGTGAGAATGTTGAAATTTGTGAGTAAATATGGGCCGGTCACTACAAAGTCGCTGAAGTTCATTGAGAGACCAACGCCCATTGCATTAGTAGAACAGATCAAAAAAACCACGACAAACCTCTCTTATATTCTTGCTGCAGAAGGCCATATGGACTTGTTTATGGGCATTACTTCACGCCATTGAGGTACCGCGATGTGCTGAAGTTAAGTACCCCCTTTAGGGGGTACTTATATTGTGCTTACATCGCTAATGTAGACATGTAGGCTAAGTTAGGTACACCCTGGGGGTGTACCTAACTTTGGCACATGTCCGTACATGCACAGGCAAGCACCTGCCTACACAAATCGCCCTTGGCCTTCGCCTTTTCCGTAATGATTTTGTCGATGTTCAAGGATTCCTCTTCCTCCAGAGTGATGTTATACACCTTGACCACGTTTTTCTGCCCAATGCGGACGGCACGGCCGATCGCCTGCTCCATCAGAGCACTGGTCCACCAGGGGCCAGTAAAGATGACGCGATCGAAATGCTGGAGGTTCAGCCCCACGCCACCCGACTGAAGTTGAATCAGTAGCACGTGGCTGTCCTTCTCATCGGACAGGGGCATGTGAGATGCGTCAATCACGCTTTTACGCTGTTCGAATGTGAGGGCACCGCTGTACTTGGAAATGGACCGAATGCTGGGGACTTTGGAGAGCATGTCTTGGAGGAGGCTCATTTCGGGGTGGAAGTGGCAGAAGATAATCCATTTGTGGCCGGGGTCAGAGGTAATCAGCTTACGAATGGCCGAGAACTTCGTGGAATCGCCTGTCCAATTCGGACGAATGTACGCCGCCCCCAATACTTCACGCCGAGCCTGGATGTAAATCTGGGGATGGAGGCTGAGTTGGCGAAGGCGAAGAAAGAGCTGGAGCTTTAGCAAGGGACCGCCCAAGGGGCCCTTATCCATCTCAAGAGCCCTCCACCGCCGAACAATGTTGCCCGTCATCCCGCGATAGAAATCACCCTCTTCCTCCGTTTCGAAGGGGAGTGTGATGGTCTGGATCTCGGGCGGCGGCGGGATGTCGCCGTTGGTGGGGCGAAGCTGTTCCATGGTCCTGGCGAGGACGATGGAGGATAACACGGGCTTCATGGCCTCGATGTTTGACGTGAGCTGATAGGCGTTTTCAACGCCAATGAGCTCCAAGATGTTCTTGAGGTCTTTGAGGGAATTGATGATGGGCGTTGCAGTGAGGAACCAGCGGTGCTTACACTCGAGCTTTTGGATGATGGGGAAACAGCTCTTTCCGGAGCCGAGGCGGTGGGCCTCGTCGCAAATAAGGCGGTGCCACGGCTTGGAAGTGAGAAGCTCGGGCTTGAGGCGCGCCGATTCGTAGCCGATGACGAAAAGCTTGGGGGCATTTGGACGGAATGCTCCCAGGATTTCCCAGGTGCGCTTTTTGCCACAATGAAGCACGCAGATGCCCGACTTTTGGGCGATGTCGCTCCATTGAGTTAACACGGCAATCGGGGCAATCAGGAGGCTGTCCGTAGTAGGCTTCGTTAGGAGGGAGTCCTCTTTGATGAGGCTGATGACTTGGATGGTCTTTCCGAGACCCATCTCGTCGCATAGAATCCCGCCAAAGGGTGCGACCTTCTCGCGCTTCTTCAGCCAATTCACGCCAAAGAACTGGTGGGGCTTAAACGCGAACTCGGGCCAGAGGGGGAGGAGGGTCTCCTTGGGCTCCTCGGATTCCTTAGGCTCCTCGGATTCCTTAGGCTCCTCGGATTCCTTGGGCTCCTTGGATTCCTCGGATTCCTTGGGCTCTTCGGGCTCCTTGAGCTCCTCGGACTCTTCGGGCTCCTTGGGCTCTTCGGGCTCCTTGAGCTCCTTGGCCTCGCGCTCAATCGCCACAATAATGTCCTCCAATGCCTTTTCAATGTCGTTCATTGCGTAGATGGGTTAACAAAAAATGTTTCACCTCTAAGTTCAATTTTTGTTTTCCATGGTTTGGTCCTCTATTTTCATCATTTTCATATGCACTTTCCAGGAAATTAATAGGATTTCTCCGATATATTCAAGGAGAGCATGCTCATTTGGGCTACCATTTAGAATCGACGTATATAATTCGGCAAGTCCATGGGCAACTAGAAAACTATCCTCTGCAAATTCGCCCTCTTTTGGTCCAGTTCCTAGAGTTTCGATGTTTTTTATAACACGCAGTATGAGTTCTTTAGACATGTACAGATATATCTATTGAGTACCACTTAATTTTTATTGCTGCCATGTGCTTGCCACTAGCTAAATGAAAAATTGAAGAGCTCGACAACTGCTATAGGATTACACACGAAATGCCTCCAAAAATTTCCAATATTTGGATGGTATTCGTAAAACGCGTAGAGGATTTGATTAAGACTATCGCCTCTGACGAGGTTGCTCGTTTACAGGGTAAATGTTTTGCCTCTGCACTTAAGGACGACAAACCTCATACGGAGTGGACAGATGCAGAAATCTTGGCAAAATTTGAGACCTGGGGTCGCCCCGCTGCTAAAGCCGTTGCTAAAGCACCCGCTAAGGCCCCAAACCAATGGCACCTATTCATGGCACGTGTGCGTCCAATCCTCAAGTCGGTAGCATCAAAAGACCCGGCCCTTAAAAAATCTGCCCAAAAGGTCATGAAATTCGCCACCTATCTCAAATCAAAGAATGCATCGTATGAAGAGTGGACAGAGGAACAGATAGTGGCCGAATTTTGTACTTGGCGGTAATTCGAAGCATTAAACAGAAGAATTTCTCGTCGCTTTTCGTGTACTATTCCTACGAAGACTTAATAACCGCATATATTTTTCCCATCCAGCATCCATATCGTGAATTTTCTCTTCTAAAGGCCCACTCTTTTGTAAGTTCGCATGTAAATGTCTATCGAATCCAATAAGATTATCTCCAATTTTCTCAGCGAACTTCTGTTCTTTCGAGCCTGGAATTATAATTTTAGATTCATGTTTTTCAAAATCATCTATCATACCCTCTACTATCCTCTTTTCCCTCTCTAAAATTTCATCTAAATGCTCATCCCATTTTGCCGTTTGTTCCGCTACTTCTGCACGCAGCTCTTTAAGGTTGTCCGCATGTTCCTCTATTTTGGATAAATTTCGCGCCTTCTTATCCGTTTGCCAAAAACGCCGAGCCTTATATTGTTTTATCAATTCCGTTAGATCCAATTCGGCATTTTCCAACTCATATTCTTTTTTAATCTTTTTCTCCGCTATACGCCTATACTCTTCCCGCCGTTTAAAATATGCCCTCGCCGCTCTAAATTGCGTATCGAATAATTTACGAAATGCAAGTTGATTCAATAGGGTCTTACCATGGAATTTCGTGTCTCTAAGACTCATCTAATTTACTAGAATATAAAATTGAAAATAGGAGTGTGTTCAAACAATTTCAACCATGGCCTTTGATTTGGCTTCTCTTCAATCCAAGGGGTACTTTGTTCAAATTATTGGACCGGGTCCTTCAGAGCATACACTCCTCTTGGAATGCACCATGTATTTCACGGACACGACAGAAGACGGGACTCCTACAAACCCTCTGTGCCTGGGTCCGAAAGAATCCATCCTATATGAAGGCCACTGCTTCGCCTGTAGGGCTTCGTTGATGGAATCGGGAGTTCCTTCAAGGTCCCAAAAGCGCGGAAGCATCGTATGCCCCCTGTGTAATGAATGGACCGCGCCTTGGAGTATTCGCATGCGTAAATATCAGGGCGTGTTCCGAGTCTTTCCTGAGGAAAAGCGGGTCGACTACATTTTCCCACAAAACGCCGATTCACCCGGTACAATTCAGAGTATTCGCTCAAAAGACATGATAGAGCAGATTTCGAACGTGCTGATTCGATAAAAAATAAAATTGACTCACCTATTCTGTAAAAAAATATACACCTCTCTAGAGCGCTATAAATGGTAAATTCCATCTGTCTAAGTGTTCCTACATGGCATGCCTTCAGGCATTATAAGCCACGCTCACACAAGGTTTTCGGCGTAATTGCCGTTTCACCCAACAAACGACTCCTTCTTGTCAAGGGTCGTTCTTCAGGAAAGTGGTCTTTTCCGAAGGGCCACCTGAATTTCAACGAGACGGGACAGGAGTGTGCACTTCGGGAGTGCATCGAAGAGACCGGTATCTGCATGAAGGGGAAGCCCTATATGGTGAAGAAACTCTATGCCGGCGAGTATTTCTTCTACAAGACAGAGTATGAAGAGATTTCACCAAACCATGATACGAACGAAATTTCTGAAGTGGGCTGGTTCACACTTGAGGAAATGCGTTCACTCAAACACAACGCCGACATATTCAACTTTATCACCCGAATGAACTCTGGGAAACTAGTTGACGAGAACATTATGTAGCTTCACAGGATCATAGTCCGCTCTCGGAACATCCGCCCTATCAGACAGAAAACACTCCAGCGCCTTAGAATGAACATGAATCGTGGCAAGCGGTTCGGAATCCAAATATGGTAACCAGAGATTATTTATTTTTTTCCACTCAAATGGCATCTCTTTCATAGAATATAGGGCCCCCTCATTTTCATAGGCATCTGTTATGAATACACCCTTATCGGCAGTATTCCGTGTGTCAATTCCTCCCACCCATTGCCCAACAACTGCCGAGTCGAACAGGCACTTTAGGATATCGTGGCCACTTGATAGAAATATGGGTGAAGGCATCGGGCCATGGTGCCCATCCTGGGATTTTCTCGTGAATTTGGTCATATTACGCCGATGACTGATCACGGGGAGATAGTTTACTCGTGTAGGATATAGTTCACTATATATGTCTAATAGATCCATATCGGAATAGGAGTTTTGCTGTGTGCAAGCAATGAACTCATTCAGCTCTGCCATGATCCTTGTAGAGGAAACAAACATAAATCCTGGGTGAGCCCGTGTTTCATTGTCGCGAACGAGCGCGATTTGGTTTGTATACGTGATCAGACGGGGCACCAGCTCGGCAAATGGAAGATAGACAAGTACGTCATATTCCATTAGAATGGTGGCGTGGAGCGAATATTTCGCCATGACCTCCTCCATGTAAAAAAAGCGCTCAATTACGAACTGCCAATATCCATTTCGAAATGCCTTGTCGCCTGTATATTTCATACGGAACATTTGATGGTGCTCCGTTTGCTCCAAGGTATCCGCATATACGAGTTCTACGGAATAGTCGGTGGCCAGCTTCTGCCAGAAATCCATATTATGGCGTTCAATAACGAAATATATGCGAAGCTCATCGGGTTTATTCCATAGTCGTAGTTGTTTCATACAATCGGGTGCATAGTGCGGAATAGAGCTCCCTAAATGAACAAGTATGGTGGAATACATATGTCATATAAGACGTCAAGTCTTAAAGCACTACCGCTAAGTACTTAAATTAAATACTCTATATGTCGGTAAAATAAAATTTAACGCGCCCGACCTGCCCAAATCATCATGTCAAACAATCCCTTTCGTAATGCATTCGCCGAGGCGGTTGTTGCCGAGATCAAGATGATGAGCGAGCGCCGTCCTGACAAGTATTCGAGTAACTTCCGGGTTCTCGATTATGAGGAGGCGTGCAAGGCGGCGCTAAAGGCGAGCACTGCATTCCAGGAGGAGATTCGGAAGATTTCCCAAGAGAATGAGGAGTATTTAGAGGATACTCTTGAGAGTATGCAGGAGACACATGCAACTATCAAGACTATTTCAACGGCTATTGAGGAGTATCAGGCGAATGTAAACACCCGCCTAGCGGTCCTAGAAAACGACGTCCCTTCTCGATGGACATGGCTCTTGTTCTTTATCAGCACTTCACTCGTCTATGCCCTCGGCTTTTGGGCGTTGAAGCATGTGTGTGTGCCGAATGTGCGTTTCCTTATCGCCTAATCACAAATCGTATATCAAACTCTCTTCTATGACCATGGTGTCGACTTCCATACACCACGCCTGGGAGTCATTCACTCCATATGTCATGACATACCCCCTTTTTTCGATAGTTTGGCACATTCCTGCAACATACTGGATGGGCTCATTTGTCATGGTAAAAATACGCGATATGCGAGAGGGTGTGAGATCCCTATTTAATGTCATAAAGCGGTGATAGTATTTCCGCGACTTGTCGCCAGAGTAAGAAGAGAAATGGGCTACAAGAATCAGGGATTCATTCGGGTGTGTCATGGAAGACCATCCTACGGGAGGGGCACTTCCACGAAGCCCATCCAGCGTATATTTCGTCGAGGACCAATTCAATAGGCATTTTCCACTCATAGTATAAATCATCAGGGGATTGATACGATATATATAGCACTCTTCGTCATTCCATGAAAAGGGGAGCCAATTTTTCTGACACTGATTCTCCTCGGCCTGTATGGGGGCAAGAAGCGGTTTCATTCGTAGAAGAGCCTTTGATTTCATGTCAAAATCGATGCGAATTATCTTGTTCATTCCGTCGGGTGTGAATTGTCTGGATGTTCCCATAATACTGGATTTGTTCAGCCAGCGACAATCCTCAATTCCGTGAATATTTGTTCCGTGATTTACAATATATTTTGCCGGAATTTTAAATTCGATAGGTGTGAAATTATCACTCATGACATTCCAATCGCGGTCAAATTCGGCAATTATGTTGCGAGTGCAGATAGTTCCATCCAACGTCCTATAGGTATAGTGAACGGCATCCTTCGTTTCATAATTCGAATAGCGAATACATACAAGGTAGCGGTCTCCATGATTACGAATGCTCGGATTGTACCCCTTCCATAGACCATCCTTTAGGAACGCGAGATGGTCGGCGCTGACCACGAGGGGCTTCTGGGCTCTTGAGGGGAGTTTCCACTTATACCATACATAGAGCTCGGCAAAACGATTGCGTTCATGAAAGGAATAGGTGCGGTCTAGAATGAGTCTGTCGAGATGGCGCTGGGCGGCGTAGTGATGGCCACTATAGAATGAGAGGATTCCCAGCTCTTCCCACACCTGGTACTTCATATCGCGGTGATTTACAAAAAGAATGTCATTGTTTTTCATGGGGGTGGCCACTTTCTTGCCTTCGAGTGTTTCGCCGAACTGAAGAAGAAATAGCTTCTCGAGATACATGGTGGCAATGAAGGCGTGGTTGCCCATATTGCGGTAATAGGATATGAGACGGAGGGCGGCCTCTGTGCGATGGGTGCGCGTTTGCCAGGCCTTTAGCCACTCGGCGACAGCCTCTAGCTTACGACCGAGCGTTTGTAGGCAGTCGCCCTTGTATAAATAGGAAATGTAGATTTCCTCTTCCCAGCCCCCCAACTCAATGCGTCGGGTGAGTGATTTGATGGCATCTTCGGGCCTACCCAGCGACATGTAGGTTTGGCCCAGATAGAAATGGGTTCGGACATTATTGGGGTCTGTGAGAAGATCGTTCTCTAATAACTTGGCATCTCGGGTGAACTTATCGGCCTTGCAGCCGCCATCGCCGATATCGGTGAGAACAGGCGTTTCGGAGATATGGGAGTGGTGGCCACTTGTTGTCTCCCAGTATTCATGGGTGGAGCCTACACATCGCCAGGGCTCGGAGGCACGGATAAGCCGGGTGTTTTTGTAGATGAGACTCCCATTTCGCTGCGGTAACTGAACTCCGGCACAGCTTATAGGTAGGGCGTCGAGTAGAGCATGGAGACCGCTTTCCTCATTGAGCAACATGTCTGCATCGAGGAGAAATCCCCAGGTGGTTTCGGGGGACCAGCCGTCCTCGGACTCTACCCATTTTTGTAGGCATTTGAAACTTTGGCTACGACTCTTGCCGAAATTCTCCCAAGCATATTGATATATGTTTCCGGGCAACTTGTATTCTTTTAAGAGTCGATTGGCGATTTCGATGGTTCGGTCCGTAGAGCCTGTGTCGCACAAAACAATTCCGTCAATCCAGCCTTTTACGGAGGAAAAGAGACGCTCGATGTTTTTTTCCTCATTTTTGACCATCGTCAGAAGAACGATGCGTTGTTTTGATGCAGGCTTCATTTATGGGAGATAATATGTCTTTTTTTGAAAAAATGCGCGTTTGTGATTTTCTTGGGCTATTTTAGAGGGGAATGGGAGATGATAAGTCATATAACGAATTATTTGATATATTAGGCTCTATGCAAGAACATTGTATATATGTTATAACCAAATATGAAACATATAGAAATAACTATAGTGGATACGGGGTTTCGATACAAGAGACTATGAAATCATTTTTTAAAGAGGTAATACAAATGTATAGTAAGGTATATGATGCTATAGAGGATGCAAGGAAAAACTATTACAAATATGTTCATAATCTTCATAAATATGATTATAGGGGCTTTTTTTTAAAAATTACTAGTGCCTATGACGATATGTACAAAGAATATAGGCGAATACTTGGCTATGTATATTTACACGTGGAGCCTATTGATCCAAAGCATGCACGCGAGGATCAAGACTATAATGATTTTTTCTATATAAAAAAAACGATTGAATTTCATGTATTCATTGATATATTTAATAGGGATACTATGAGATTATTTGATGAATTCACTAAGAACTATAATCCGAAGAATTTTAGCCCTCTCCCTCCTCCCCGTCATAGTGCAAAAGAGCGAGCTGGGAGTCGCTCGCGCCCGCGGCCGCGTGAGGAGCCCCCGCCTCGCCCGCCTGTTGAGTCCCGTGTGGCCGCCGAGGAGGCCACCGCCGCTCGCGCCCGCTTTGCAGCCTATGTCCCGTCCGTGCGCGCCCCCCCACGCACTGCCCGTGCAAGTTCACGTGGCCGGCGGGGCGGCTCTCGCCGAACCAAACGGCGGAATCGGCCAACTTAAAGCTTCCGCTAAGTACTTAGCTCTAATGGCTAGAACTTAAAGTCACTCCAATGACATAAGGACACAGAGTGGACTTAGGGGAGTACTTAACTTCAGTACTAGACGTTTCCATTTTTCAAAATCACATGGTGAGTTTGAAAGTACCGCCTAATACTTCCCTGCCCATAACAGAATGAGTAGCCTCGATACAACCATTATTCAACTTCGAAAAGTCTATGCAAGGACTCCCACCAACGGCTTTATTCCGTCGTCCCATATTCTGATATCTGGCGGCGACGGCTCCACTTCCTGGAACTCTGTGAGTTCCATCATGGAAGTCTCTTCATTCAAGACGCTCAAAGGAAATTCGCCCTCCACCTTTTCGGCAGACCTATACAATTCCCTCCTCCGTATAAGTACTACGGGTGTTCAAGGAACACTCGAATCATATGTGGAGAATTCGACGCTAATGTTGAGCAATTACATACCCCCCATCATAGTTGGACAGGGCTCCGTCCCGGTCATAACTATGGGGGCTGCTTCCAATGTCCCGAATCCCCAGACACTCACTCCCGTATCCGGCCTATCCACATTGAAATTCCTCGGAGTCGGCGATATACGTCTATCCACTATTAATTCCCAAAATGCCACCTTCATTTCGATAAGTTCCTACACATCCGTAGGTTATTCCACTATCAGCGGCGAAACGTTTCAATGGCGCCCGACCCTCTATAGCACTCTATCGACCGCCTATAATCGCCCGAGCTTTATCAGCTCCGTGCCATTTGCAACCGGCCTGAACGCCTGGAATTGGGGCCCAAATCGCGACCTATCGACTGGCACAGGAGGACGCGACATGTATTTCAGCTCGATCACCTTTCAAATGGACAATATAATACCATACATTGATGTTACACAAACATCGAGTACACGCATCTTTATAAATTATTCACCGACCCTCTTCCTTTCTACGATGGTTCGGGCACCTGGCGAAGGCCTCATCAAGGAAATTTCGACGTATATCCAGATTGAAAGTCCGACACTACAGCCTCCTCGCATTTTCCAAGAAAGCATGATAACAACCTATCTCACAAGCCAGCAATCTCAGACAACAGGGGGCGATTCCAATTATTATACCACTCCGACACACCATGAAATCAATCCCTATACGTCCTTTTTGAGCAACTATAGTGCCAATAATAGTAATACACTGAACTTCACAATATATCATCGCTTAGTGAATGCCAATGTGACAGATGCAACGACACAATCCGGATTTAGCACAACACCTTTTGTGTCGAATCTCACGTCGAAGGTGGGCGGACTCTACATACAACTCATCAATCAGGGACCGCTGCTAACGTCTAGTACTTAAGTTAAGTACTCCCCATGTATAAGGCCACCCTGTGGCCTTATGTCATTGGAGTGACTTTATCTTATCGTTCTAGCCATTAGAGCAGAGTACTTAAATTAAGTACTCCGCGGTAACGTAATCCCCTCTCTCAGTGCAAGCTCGTATACCCAGGGTTCCACGGATCCACGAACGATGGCCGTGGGTCGATATGGAAACGGCGACAAATATACGGCATTCGGCCAATCACCTTTCCGAACCCAGGCAAGATGCCGATAGCCCTCTTTTGTCGTCCAGGCCCAGAATTCCCGCTGTCCAATGGAATTCTCGGCAATATTTTGGACGATTTCCACATTTCGGCGCTTCGATTCCGGCGTAGTGGCGGCCGGATAACGCGATTCGAGTAGGGCCGTAATATGCTCATACCATTTCAGACAAGCCTCTGTTTTCCATAGGGTTGCTTGAAATACGAATCCATACGTGTCCACCGAGGGGTCAAGAGGAGCCCAGCGTAGTCCCTTCGTCTTTGGCCCAGGGCAGGGCATCAGTCGCACGGATACACAGCTCGCATCGGCCTCCATTTGCTCAAATGCTTCGCATAGGGCCACCCCATCACAGGCCATTTCCAGCAGAAAATCGTCTTGTAAGGGGAGGCAGAATCTGTATTCACGGAGCTTAGAGAGTGCCTCTCGACGGCTTTCCAGAAACCCGGTTGCCGTTATGGTGAGTAATTTCACACCAAGACGGGTGGCCAAATCGAGGCATACGGGATTATCAGGCACCTCGGTCGCCAATACAATATCCCATGCTAAGTTGGCGGCATAGCGTCTGAGCATTGTGACACACATGGGGAGAATGAAATAGTATTTCGGAGTGGAATTGATTAAGATCACGCAATCCTTTCGCTCCATGAGAATACATAGCGGCGAATTCTTAGACCCAAGCGGTAGACCCTAAGCGGTAGACCCTAAGCGGGTCTAAATACTGGGCACTATATATCTTATAGTAATGATCGCTCATCATCCCAAGACGGGTAAAGAGGTTCGCATCATCAAATCAGAAGGAGCCATTCATAAGAACGCCAAGACACTCGTTTGGCTCGATACAGATGGCGAGATGGACGGATATCGCTGGGACGTCGGTACGAGCAATCTCGATGCCTGGTATTACGCCAAGGAATCAAATATTCCCGTAAAGGTCGTCATCTTAATGGGGGACCTCGATGCAGCAGAAGAGTGGCTCGTATCGGGGCTATGGAAGACGTGTACGATGGTAGCGGCCAGTAGTGCCGTGCTAGATAAAATCGGGATGACCAAGCTGGCCTCGCTGGGTATTTCCAATATGATTTGTCTGGAGGAAATGGCGAATGTATATCCCTATTTGGAGACGCCATGGGATGGGACAGAGATGGATGCCCGTGCCCTCGTGTCTGTAATTCTTCATTATACGCGCACGTTCCCCGTAACGACCTCACGTAGTACCACGGAATTCGGCCTCACGTGCTCGAATGTAATGGAGACGCCTCCCCAATGTGTGTTGATTACGCAATATTACAAGCCATCCAACCCGCGCCGGGCAAAAGAAGTCGATACCTGTCTTCGGAAAAATGTCGACTGCAGGTATATTGATAAGATTATTTTGCTGGGCGAGAAGATATATGACCTTCCTGTAGCCAGTGATAAGATTGAGCAACATGTTATTGGAGAGCGTCTTCGTTTCAACATCGTCATAAAATGGATTTATGACCACGTCGACCCCAATACACACGTTGTCATTGCCAACTCCGATATTTATATAGATCATACGCTCGGTATTCTATGGTCTATCAATACGGAGAACGTGTTTATTTCGCTCCTGCGCTGGGACGATGCAGATAACCCCTCCGCTCCACCCAAGATGTTCGGGCCACGCTCAGATAGTCAGGATACATGGATAGTGAACGCAAAATCCGTGAAAGAGCGTAAATGGGATTGGTCGACCATCGATTTTCCCTTTGGAAAGGGGGGTTGCGACAACGCCTTTACGATTGAGATGTTTCGTCAGAAATTCTTGGTTGTGAATCCGGCGCTGAATCTTATTACGCACCATGTTCATAACTCGGGTATTCGTAATTATGATCCTGCCGATATCGTGGAAAAGCCGGTTCTCATGTATGTACATCCTTCAGGCGTCCATGATTTGCGTCCCGTGCTCGCGTTCAATCAAAAGCCGATTCACACCTATATGATCGAGAAGATTCCGCTCCATTTGAATGGATCCTATACGTCGAATCAGTATGCAACATGTATGAAGATGCTTTCGAAGGCCGAGGTCGATACTCCTCCCGCCTATAAGGCTCCTATCTATGAATTCTCCAATGTGTTTCAAACTGCAAGCGGGCTTCTTCGTACACACACGGACATTTTGATTGGTCCGAGCAAGAAATCGAATAGCATTTGGGCCGAGGCAGAGTTGAGTGTAACGGCGGCCTGTGTTGCCGTGGATGTTGCTTTGGTGGCCTATTTGTCGGATGAGATGGCGGCTGACCCGGTCAAGTATATGTATTATTATTTGGGAAAGATCATTGCCCTACATAAGCTAAGTGGTGGGGTCGGTGAATGGCTGGCCTCGGAGAATATGGTGGAAACGATGCACCTGTTTTCATGGAATAAGGAGGAAATGCCCCTTATTTCTAGAAATAAACATTATGAAACATGGTGTAAGAAGGCCTATGCCTGGCTTCCGCAGGAAAATGATGCAATTACCCGTGTAGAAGTAGAGGGACTTCGTACTATGTTGAATGGGGGCTGGCAACGTACTATTGATGCGAAGAAGCGATATGTATGCGTTATTGATGATCATTGGGTTACGGAGGCATTTACAGAGGAACTCGAGGCTTCCGCTGCCGTATCCTGTTTGTATCCCTCGACGTCGGTCTCAACCGCCGTATCCCTATTGCGAGGAGCATCGGATGTGGTTATTTTCGGCCGAAAGAACACCATTAGTCGCTGGGGACTCTTTTGGGCTCTACCTGAGGATGCACGAGTACATGAAATTCAGTTGGAAATCGAGCCCAGCCTCGACATCTATTCGATGTGTCAGGTGGCCGAGTTGAAGCATATTCTTCACATCGTTCCGCGCCTAAAAGCCGCCCCGAAGGATATCAAGACGTGCTTGGCAAATATTTTGACATATAGTCGCGAACTGCCCTGTATTCGTGTACCGCATTCGAAGACGACGGGCTTTTTTGCGCATTCGGGCGATTCCTTTCGAGAGATGGTGGATCTATGGGTAGAAAAGGGCTACGTGAGTCGAAAGGAATGTGTGGGGCTGTGTAATATTTGGCTTGGAAATACGATGCTGTATGATCGGCCCACATTTGATTGGCTGGAGGCGTCGCCACCCCATGAACAAAACTACGGGGCTCTCTTGACGGGGAATCCGTATGATGGACGGCCGAAATCAATGGCGTGGTCGTTTTGGCCTAGACGCCCGCGATTTGTGGAGGAGTTCGTGGCGGCGGGGCTACATGAGACGCCCTATGAGGGACGCGAGCGCTCTATTGTATTTTATGGTAGGTCGGAAAATAAGGTACAGAAGCAACGTCGAACGGAATATGATTGGTCGATGGGATGTAGCGAATATATTCACGTGGATGGAACGGCGCCATATCCATTTGACCAGAAGGGGTATTTGCGTCGCCTTTCACAGGCGAAATGGGGTCTGTGCTTGCCCGGATATGGTCAAAAGTGTCATCGGGAGATTGAGTGTATGGCAATGGGCTGTGTGCCTATTGTGAGCAGCGGGGTTGATATGGATAACTATGCAGATCCGCCGAAGGAGGGAGTTCATTATATTCGTGTTGAGAATCCTGGCGATATGGCGAAAGTGGCTACAATTTCCAAGGAGGCCTGGGAGACCATGTCAGGTGCATGTCATTTGTGGTGGAAAAAAAATGCTTCGGCGGAGGGAATGTGGCGGCTAACGGAGGAATTGGCTAGGCGTCAGAATCCGGATAAGTAATATCAATAGTTCCCTCATCGTAGCGTCCCACGTAATGGAATTTCGTGTCGAATACCTTGTCATTGGGGCCGAGATATAGGGCGCGGCCGTCTATTTCAATGGGCCGGACGGAGATTGTTTTGATGATGGGTTCTATGGGATCCTTCGTGGGACAAATGATACCCTTCTTGAGAAGCGTTTTTGCTGAATCCTCACGATTCATGAATCCACTTGTCCTGTGGAGCATTGTCACCAGGGGCTCGATGAGAGGAGCGAGCGTTTCTGGATCCTTTTTGGTTTTCTTGGGTCGTGATTTCTTTGGTGGCGGGGGCTCTTCGACGACGCGCTCTAAGGTTGGTACAACCGGCTCTAAGGTTGGTACAACCGGCTCTAAGGTTGGTACCGGGGCGGACACCTTCTTTTTGGTAACCCGCTTCTTAACAACTTTCTCAACAGGCTCCTGAACAGGCTCCTGAACAGGCTCCTGAACAGGCTCCTGAACAGGCTCCTGAACAGGCTCCAAAGTTGACACACCCCCCCCCTTTTTCCTAGGCGCAGCAGGCGGCTTATCAGCAGACTTCTTTGGTGGCATATCTATAGGAATACTCTCTTCTTTAGCCAATCGATCCGCCTCATCAGCCGTAGCCTCTACATCCTCGGACATAGTATAGCCCTTTTGAATTTGCTCCTTCCACCAAGGTCCTCGATAAATTCGACTCCATGTTGGAATATCCTGATGAATCAATCCATGTAGCATGGTAGCCTGATTTGGAATATATTTTCCTGCCCGCTTGACCAATTGCTTCTCGGTAGCAATACGACGCTCATCACACTCTTGACATAGGGTGTGATGAACATTTACGCTGCTCAAACATCGTCTGGGCAATAAGAATAGTAGGGGCTTTTTCTTGTGTAGCCGTGGACCACTTTCAAAGCTGACATCATCAACAGCAGTGCGCCGTCCTGCACATCGGTGTGCCATTTGAATATAAATTTGACAAACATTCCTGTCAATTTTTGTCACGTTTCATCCACTAAAAGCATACGTATAAAATCCGGAAAATTGGAATAGAATATGTAATAAACCGAATTTTGCAGATAGAAGTAGATATTCCATATTTCTACTAAATGTTGCAGGGATTCCACGTAAAAACATAATTGCGTAAAACATTGATGAAGGAACAAAGGCAGCAAATAGCGTCTCCAATGTAAAATAGAGGGGGTGTTCTCGGGGATAATCAAAATCTTTCACTAAATATGATAGTGCCGAAAATATGACGATAGCCAATATTAGAGAAAACAATATTATATTCATCATTAAGGTATTAATATTCATTCCAAAAATACTATTGATGGAATTCTGATTCGAAAAGTTCTTTACAAATAACCAACTTACTAATACTCCTAGTCCAAGGCCTGCAATACAGGCTATAATGAGTGAATAATCGTTCATACTACTATTTTATAGGATTTATAATTACCGCTAAGTACTTAACTTAAGTACTTAGCTCTAATGGCTAGAACGAGAATATAAAGTCACTCCAATGACATAAGGCCACAGAGTGGCCTTAGGGGAGTACTTAACTTCGCTACTAGACGTTACCGGCGCTAACGTCTAGTACTCAAGTTAAGTGCTTGGCGGTATTTTTTAGTTAGAAATGCCCGTTTTGAAATAGCGAAAATTACAAGAAAGACTGCTGCTAGATAAATTAATATTGTGTTAATATTATTAAATACAAATCGACAGAAATTAACAAACATCGCCACTAGAGATTCTATAGGTGTTTGTGGGTCTGCTGACATTCTCATTGCTGCACGAGATATTTTTGTCCATGATACATTTATAAAACGCACCCAATCAACCCACATTTCTTGAGTTCCCTGTGGTACGACAAGATAGTGAAGTTTCAATAAAACACGATAATTGTTTGGAAGAATAGAGCCTTCTACACAATGCCAATCCTTATTATAGTCTAGCCCATGAAAGTCCCCAGTACTCATTTTTACCCGTTTATTCTCACTGGGAAAAATAGTAGTAACACTACTATTTTCGTTCATTGCAATAATAATACGATAATATACAACCCCACCAGTGGGTATTATACTAAAGGGTGAATCATAATGACAATCCACAAGAGAGCGATCAGATCCGGTAGCCTCCTTTGGAGATGCTGACCAATAAATCTCATCACTTTCTGTAACAGGATAAATAGCTGAGCCCTGAAATTGTTTATCAATAGCATTAAAAATTGCTTTATTTTTACGCACAGATTCAAGCGAATCACGGAATTTACCATCTTCAATATCATTTATCCAGACATGATGCGCTTTTTTATATTGACTATAGCGTTCTTTTGATGTGTCTGCTATATATTTAAATGTTTCAGGATCATTATATGAATCAGATAAGACTGCAAAGCCCTCTTGTATATTCATACTACTATTGCGACCGAATTTAAAAATTGAACAGGTTTATGTGAGCTAGATACTCAGATATGAGGAGTGAAGTCATAAATAACCTTCGCTTTCTAGCGACTCTTGTGATTGTTATTGTAATATTTCATCTGTCTGACATGATTGAAATGATAAAAACGGATTTTGGTGTATTTATCGGAACGTTTATGACGGGCAGTATTCTTGTTGTAATTCCGCTAGTGCTTCTTACGATTGTTCACTCAGAGCCTGATTATCACGATGATGACGACGAGGAAATCACCGATGCCGCCCGGGTTCTTTGCCAACTTCGTCAAATTGAGAAGGAGACGGCTATCCGCAATGAGCAACGCAGGAGTGCATATAGCCTTCGCTCCTCAACGAAGCGCGATTAATCACTGATGGTCCGAGCGGAAGGGTCGTCCGTATTAGACCATTTCGGCATCCAGAAATACGGCACGTTTACAGAGGAAGTGCCGTATATTTTTTCATAGATGCTACGATAATAAAACATTTCCGGTGTTTTGGGGGGCAAGGTCTCATATTTCACGGCAGACTCTTGCCAATTCAGAGGGACTTGTGGACCGGCCCTTTCCCGAATATCCTCATACCACGCTTGTTCCGGCCCACTAATCCCATCGCTAAACGCCTCCTTCTTTCGCCAAAGAACGGACGGGGGCAACGTGACACCATCGTCAAACGCCTTGCGCAACAAATACTTCTCAATCCGCTCGCCACGAATAGGTCGGCGCATCTCCAGAGGAATACTCAAAACGGCATTCACGAATCCCTTGTCCAAAAAGGGTGTTCTCGGCTCCAGTCCATGAGAGGAAATACAGCGATCACTGCGCAGAACGTCGAAATAGTGAATATCGTCAAGTAGGCGATGGACTTCATCGCCATATTCCTGGGCCGAGGGGGCATTGAAAAAATACTTATAGGATCCCCACACCTCATCAGAGCCGTCGCCATTGAACACGACCTTGGCATCCGTTTTTACGATGGCCGTGCCAATCGACCAATTTCCTGCCGAGGCCCGAATCGTCGTCGTATCATACGTCTCCGTCACACGAATCACCTCTGGAATCGCCTTGAAAAAATCGTCAGGGCCGAGAACGACTTCGGTGTGATCCGACCCAATCCACTGGGCGACAAGGCCAGCGTATTTCAAATCACTGCTTCCAGGCATTCCAATACTGAAGGTTTTTAAGGGGGGCAGACCTAGCGCCTTCAACTTCTGTGCAACGAGTGACGCGATTAAACTACTATCCAGTCCACCACTGAGGAGGGCGGCCACAGGGCGCTCGGTCATCATGCGCTTAGACACCGCGGCATCGAGGGCTACGCGAACGCGCTGTGTAGCCTCCTCTTCTGTCATGGCTACGGGCTCTTTGGTACGTATGTGATAGGCCCCCTTATAAAGTAGCTCCCTCGTCGAGGTCCGATATACCCTATAGGTTCCAGGAGGGAAGGGCTCGATCCGAGTATCGGTAGGAAGGCTCTTGATTTCACTTCCGAGGCACAGAGTATCATTGTTGAACCCGATATAGAGGGGGCGCACGCCGAATGGATCGCGGGCAATAATCGTATAATCATATACCTGGTCCACGATTGCAGTGGCGAAGACCCCGTCGAAACTGGAAAATAGGTCGCCGAGAGCTTCAAAGGGCCTACCGGTAAAATGCTCTCGGTAAAGTGTGCCCACTATCTCGCAATCACTTCCAGACGAACAGGTCAGGGAATATTTGGCCATCAAGTCCTTCCAATTATAAATCTCCCCATTTGTGACGGAATAGACACCCTCATGTTCCATTGGCTGCATACCCGCTGGATTGAGACCATTGATTGCAAGACGGGTGAAGCCGATATACCCCTTTCCTTCCAAATTGATATAATGTGTGCCCTCTGGGCCTCGCGCCTTTAATTGCTCGAGATAGTGTTCGATATTCGACACGGGTCGTTCGGTCAACAATAGCCAAATACCACACATTACTGGACTAGAATAGCTTAAAACAACATCTATAAGCCATTTTATGGCGGATGCAAAGCAATGTCCATGGTGTGAGCGCTGGTGTTTGAAGGATAATGCCTGTAACTACATTTTTGCATGTGGCTTAGATACGGGGAGGGGATTTGTTGTTGGCCATGGATGTGGTCGGACCTGGTGTTGGGGTTGTGGTAAAAAATTCTGCTCAACCTATTATGAACCCACGACTGGTGTAAAACTGCCGACGGCGCGCGATACACATGATGCCGAGTGCTGTAAACGGGACCCGACGTATACTGCCGAGACCTTTTGCTCGGGTGGCTGCTCTTCTCATTGTGGGCCCAGATGACGTTACATCATCAAGGATAGCACACATGCGACTGCATTGACCACTCCACATACATGAGTTGCTTGAAATCGAGAAACTCCATGTCCGAATCTGGCTCATACTGCAGTGTGGCCCCGTTCTCGTCGAGATAATCGAAATAGTCATAATGCTTATCATCGTTCCCGTCATACATGTAGCACTGAATCGTGATACACGTGGCCTTACCGGTATTCCGAAGCTGATGCGTCTGATTCAGCGTCGGGCTAATCCACATAACATCCCCTTTGATGAAATCCGCTCCTGCAAAACGGCTCACATTCTTTGACAAATATGGATACAGGTCCACATGAATCCCGCCCTCCAGTACACGAATCACGGCCTCGGCTCCAGCGTGGGAGTGAACAGGCGAATAGTGCCCTTGAGGCCAAATCTCCATGACGTATGGAATGCCAGGCGACTCGCCATTGTTCTGGCCCAGCGTAATCCGCAAATACGTCTCCAGAATATTCGGCCGGTCCTTGCTGAATTCCGTTGCCTTCTTTTTCAGTGTCTCATAGCACCAGCATCCAGGCGTTGCAATGCTGTGCTCAATCGCCTTGTAGAAATTGGGAAATGCTGGAGTCGACAGACAAAACTTCGGCCCTGAAATACAATTATAGAGCTTCTGTGAGGTGGCAGGCAGATTCGCCACAGGCATGGAGGTCTGTGAAGCCACATCGTCCATCGTCAGCTCGGCAGTATCCTTTAAAGTCAAGGGAACCTTTGCAGTAATAGGATCGCGAAGAATCTTGGAAGGTGACCAAGAGCTATGAGTGTCGTATTCAATATACGCCAGACTCTCTAGAAACTCCTTGTTGGATGCATGAAGCTTGGCAGGGAATATATAGGAATATATTGTCGTCTCCATGCGAGGTTCACCAATGCCTGCAATGAGAGTCTGATTTTGAGAGTCGAGGCTGAACCAATAGGGTGCCGCCATATCGGAAATGAGTCCCTTCTTGTTTGCCGGATCTACTAGAGGATCTTTGGCCACTACGTGAACACCATTTTCGGAAAAAATAACAGAAAGCGAATTCTCCTGATTTTTACTAAAAAATGTGAACTTTACTTCGGCGGCGGTTGTCCTATTGAATAAGATAACCCCCTGGCCATTCACAAGAAGATTCGTATTCTTATCATTCGTACTCAGATGTAACAATTTCGTCATTACTATTTCATAATAGTATGGAAAGTTTAGGCGGTCTGGAATTATCATAAAAAAAAATTGAAAATGTGGGCAGGTAATATAGAATTAACCATGGAGGAAGAGGAGGCTATTATTGTTTTAGAGCAGGGCATTCAAAACTTGAAATGCACGGAAGATTCCAGTATGGAGGAGGAAGCTGGCGAGGAGGAAGAGGAGGAAGAGGAGGAAGACGATGAAGACGATAAAGACGAAGACACCGATGAAGAGGAAGACGATGACAAGGGGGAAGAAGTATGGGCGGATGATATCGTGGATATCGTGGATCTTCAACAGGATATGAGCTATTCTATAGAAACTCTATGGAATTCACACAAATCAAAAAGGGCAATCACAATCAAAACTATCACACATTTAAGTAAATCAGAATTAATTATTCTTACAGAGGATGGATGTAAATATGCATTAGGGGGGAAATTCGAAGTACCTGGAGGACCTCGGTATCGGTTTTATTATTAATGGCATGTGAGCCCCTAGAAAATCGGCAACAGGAATGCAATATCGCTGGAAGAAAGTGTGCCATTTCCCACGAACAATTCCACGAATTTCGCTGTACGTGGATCCTCAAAACTCTTCATAATTCCCTCCAAGCCCGCCTTGTCGTCACCCTCTAAGGGACCCTCCAAAGGATAAATCACATTCACATGATTTTCGGCATAGAAATCTTTTTCGTTCACAAGAACAGCATTGAACTTGTAGGAATTTCCATAGCCTCTGTCAACAAGAATGACAGGGCCATCCAGGGTCGGCTTTTCCAAATCAACCACATATTGTTTGCGCTCTCCCGCCTTCAATTGCCCAACCACCAATTTCCCGCCCACCAAATTACTCGAATACACCAGAAGTTTTCCCGGAGTATCAGTCAATTTATCCTTTACCTGATTCCAAACAACATTCCCCGTCTTTACACCAAAGCCGAGTTTGTGAATTGTCTTACTCCCCTCCACAAGCTCCGACAATTCGCGATAGAAGGGCGAGAGGTAGGCCAGGCCGTTCGGCGCCTTAAATACGAAATTATCATGTTGCTTATTCTTTTGAAGAATGATTAACATGGTTTCCTGCCCCGTCTCGTAAAATCCGGGCTTATCGAGAACCTCGAGGCATAGTATCGTGGTATGCTTAATAATATAATCGCGCATGGGCTGATAATAGGAGCAATTGAACAGAGACGTGGGAATAACAAACGCAAGATGGCCGTCCACGGCCAAATGCTCTTTCAAACACTTGTGAAGAAACGCCACGTAAATATTGGCCCGTCCAGTCATACACTCCTTGTATTTCTTCTTTTGCTCCTTCGTGAGATCGCCAAGCACGAAATATGGGGGATTTCCGATAATGAGATCGGCCGTAGACCCACTCCATTCCATAAAATCGCCCATGTCAAGTTGCAGGGAGGGCTGTGCCGTTGCCACGGCCTTATACAAATCCGGATGTTTCTCCACTCCGTGAATTTCCGCTGCAGGGTATCGCCGTAAGGCATCCAATAGAAACTCCCCCGAACCGAATGACGGCTCCAAAATACGACGCGGTTCTTTAATACCGAGTTCATCTAGACGCTGGAAAAGTACATCGCGCGCCTTCCTCGGCGTAAAGAAGATGCCCTTCTCCAGTCGCTCGTCTTTCGACAAGGAGGAATGAAACCCTTTTGAGAGTTCCCGAAAATCGACGACGGGTTCAATACCGACCTCTTGGAGGGCCTGAGTCACATGAACATGTAGCAATTTCGTAGGTGCCTTACACGGAACCTTCTTTCCGGCATGCTTCAGTAGACCATCATGACGCTTAAATGTCTTTCCGCACGTTTCACATACATGCTCCACCATTTCTTATAGGGGGCTGTAAAAAAGATGCATTCAAATTTTATCCCAAAACGGGGCAGACCGGGACTGCAAAAAAGGGCCCAAAAAGATCGCCCCACCGCCCTAAAGGACCGCCCTCAAGAGCCGCTTACAGCTGATTTGCCATGCCGGATTGAGAACCCCCTTGTGATTTCTCCATCGGAGAAGCATGTCGTAGCGCGCCGTATCGGAAAACAGCTCGAGGACGTTGCCATTGCGTATAGACCCAATACGATCGATGCGCAGGTCATCGCGTGTCAAAGAATCCACATGGAAGTTGCCCTCGTGCCACAGAACAAACTTCTTGTTGAGCTGTGTGTCCCTGATTTTCTCGACAATCATCTCGAGATTCAGAGAGGGGCCGTGGAGTTTCAAATACTCTCGAATGGACTCATTCACTATCGCCGCCTTGTTTTTCTTTTGAACATCCTCACGATCCTTCAGCTCTTGAAAGAAGGGCAGTACATCATATTCCGTATTTGTCACCAGCCCCAAGTAGTCTTCCAATGATGGCTTCGTTTCCGTTATGCCAGGATCCGTTGCCAGATACTTATCCAGCCAGTTTTGATAATACCAGGTATCATAGGTCGTAGAGAACATAGGAAATTTCGCCTGAAGAGAAAGGATCTGTGGGAGTTTTTGAATAGTCGTTGCCCCACACTTGTATTCTACCTTGACTTCTCCAATGGGGGCCATTGAGGAGTCAACGTATTGAAATAGGGCATCGTAATTGTAATTGCGACCCCCCTTTGGCTTGATAGAAACGGAGGTGTAGTCGCCCAGGGCCAGAGTGTCGGCCAGAATTTTCATCTCTCTCTGCAAGTATTCCCACTGCGCGCCGTGTTCGGGATGCTCGAGAAATGCCTCTGGGACACTGAGTGCCTGGTTGAACACTCTCTCTCGAATTTTCGAACACTTGTCATTATCCCCTTTCGCGTTTTTCGCGTAAAGAACGGCAACTTCCTCAACAGCGGCAGCCATGGTGTAATTTACACTGAGCAAATTTCGGTTTCAATTTTTCTTAGAGAGAAGTCATACTCACTGCAGAATGCGGCTTCAATCCATTTTCGGCAGCAAAGGTGGCAATATCAAAATATCCACGCTGCTTAGGAAATTCCGTAATGGGATATTCATGGATAAATAGGGCGAATATATACCGATGTTCTCCACTGGGAGGGCTAGGCGGCGTCCATTCGAATGCCACTTTTCTGGTGAGAAGATTACAGGACTCCGAATTTGCATATAATAGATGTATCCAGGATTTTGCAACTGCATCCGGATCTAAACAAATGAGTGTACAGAAGGCGGCACCGGCTATGGGCTGTATTTTGATATCGGGAGGACTCTCTGTCAATTCGCGCGAAAGACGAGCCCCATTCACCTTTTGATCGCCGAAGGTAATGCTCAAGGATGTATTGGGAAATGTGAGGCCTTCCCATGTAGCCCCGCCTCTTAGACGTCGTTTACGACGATGTGCCTTTCGGGTCCTCTTTGGCATTCCTTTATCAACAAGAGGAAAAAATTGAAATACGCAGCCCACCGCTGTCTAGTACCACTTCTAAGAAACATGTCGAAATACCTTTCGTCTGAGCCGATCAAGTACCTCTTCGACCAGCTCCCCACGGACATAATCCACTACGAAATCTTCCCCTATCTTGACTATGACTCGCGCGTGACGGCCAATCTGCTCCTGCCTTTACAGGATCGCCTGTGCACCCCGCTAAGGAAAGGCGCCGTCCTGGAGTTTACTATGCGTTTCTGCGGGATCATCTTGACTTCCATGGTGAAGAAGCAGGCAATAACAAAGAACTCTGTTGCACGCAATCGCCTGACCCTGAAAATCTGGCGCACGGCACTCTTGTTTCCTGAGCTCATTCAGCACAACCTCAAATTACGCGAGATTATGGCAGAAAAGGCAATAGAATTCAGCGACCTGTCCATGGACGAACTGGCGTATGTCACCCCCTACACGTGCAAAGAGCTCAAAAAGCTGTGTAAGGCGTTCCTGCTCTCCCTTGAGACGACCTACCCCTATAAGCACGAGGTGAAGCTCTCTTGCCAGCTAGAGAACTGGAGTGCAGTTTGTAATGTCAACTACTGAAGTTAGGTACTTGGCGGTACTTAAACCCCATACAGGGATAACATACGAATATATTTCGATTTCCAATCAATGAATTTTTTGTTATTATAGCCGGAAATCTCTATGGCTTTTTTCATAGGCATTTCGAATTGTTTGAGTGTAATACGCAAATTCACCGCCCCATACGTTGGTGTTAAATTCTCAAATGGAAAACTCGGCTTCTTCAGTGTATCATTGACCCATTCGTGGAGTTCCCAAAACCATCGGCGTATCCAATCATGAATATTCTGTAAATTCATGTGCTTGAGTTCATCCACCGGATGTTCTTTCAAATACATTTCGAAATGCTCCTTACAGGCACTACAGGGTATGATATCTCCGGTCTGTTTAAAAAAGGTGAGCCAAGCACGGCGCTCCTCTTCTGCATACAGAGGTGTCAATGGTCTGCCCGATTTTTCAGAGAGGCCGTGAAGGAGTTTCCAAAGAATTGGCCCCCATTCCACTGCATCTGGATATATCTCAAGAGGCAACTTACATGCACATGGCATTTCCTATTTTTTACGAATCATATACTATGATTGAAAAATAGCGCGGGACTTATTGCCCATTCGTATTCCCGAAACAACAGACAGGATGGCATCGGAACGTTCCGGAAATTTATCGGACGGAGTTCTCTTGGAAATCATAGCCAGAGGGAACAAGGACAACTATTTCATAGGGAAAACCATAGAGGAGTCCGTCAATCCGTTTGAGACCCGATATACACGACGCCCAGGATTTATCAATGAACTTCGCCATACAACTCCTATAAACGCCCCGAATTTCGGGAGAGTGTGTGAATTCGAATTTGACATTGCAGGAGATGTGTTCCGGAATGCCACCCTATTGATTGATCTTCCAACCTGGTTTCCTCCGAGAGAGGCGAATTTAAATTTAACCGGGGATGCAACAATTCTCACTCCTTCTGGAAGGGCCTACGGATATACAAGAGGAATTGGCTATTTCCTTTTTTCGAAAATCGAAATTTTCCAGGATAAAATTCTCCTTCAGGAAATTTCCGGAGATGGACTTTGGGGTTCTCGTCTTTCTCGAGGAACACTCAATTCCGCCTGGCTGGATCAGGCCGTTACAGGAATGAAGGGTCTTGGCGGAACTGCAGTAGACCTTTCTAGACAGGCCACCCCCGGCCGTCTTCGTCTCCCTCTTCCCATGCTGGGCGGGGCCAGAGGAGTTCCTTCCATTGGAATGCGGGGCCAGGCATTTCGATTGAAGGTGTTTCTCCGACCCTTGGAAGAGTGTATCGAGTGTTCTGACGACAGCGTCGTCGCACCGGCCCCATGGACAGAGCCGGCGTTCCGTGTTACCATGAGCGACGGGTCCGGTACGTATACGATTGCTCCTCTTGCAAGAGAGGCCATCGAGGCTCCAGTCATTACCTTGGAAACGCAACACACATATTTGGAGGAGCAGTCGCGGAGGTGCTTGGAAACGATGTCCCATGAGATCCCCTATTCGGTCATGTATGAGAATGATACCACGTTTGGAGGACTCGACTACAATGGTGTAGCTTCAACATTTACGCGGGAATTGAATGCCGAACATCCTGCAAGTCGAATGTTCTGGTTTCTCAGAACGCGTGATGATCTGCGTCGAAATCGTCGATGGGCGACCTCCTCGCCCACGAACAATCCCTATTACACCTCCTTGTCGCTTATTATTGCCGGCCGAGATCGCGAGAGCACCTTTGATGCTCAAATATGGGATACGCTTGTTCCCTTTTCGAAAGAGGAACGCGACCCCGGATTTTCCATAGGGGAAATGAACTGGGACTTGGACGTCATTTCTAAGCGCCTCGATGTCCCGCAGGGCTCTATTAATTTCACAACGGCAACGAAGCCGAATATACTGATTAACTTGCGCAATCCGGACACGGGCCAGACATTCGATACGAAAGTAGTGGAAATGACGGCGGTGATCGAATCCTGGACACTCTTTTGTATTGAACGGGGGCGAGGATTTACGAGATTCACAAACTAACCGGATATTTCAAGAAACAGAACTCGGTCCATTTGGGCTTTTCGCGATAATTCAACTCTGACCAGCCGAACAGATATTTCGTTGCAGTGCGCTGAGGAAAGGGTTTCCATACTCTTTCCCGAAATGTGAATAAGAGATTCATAATACCCATTTCATTACACATCGATATAGGATACCGATTCATTGCTGTCTCTAGGTCCTTCATAGAAACGAGCGACTGCAGGGAGGTGTCATATACGAATATACAATTGAGAAAATAGCGTTCTTCGAAGATGTCTTCTGAAAAATCTTGAATCAGACGTCGAGTAATGGCGGGGTTTGCCTCTAAGTCCATCTGTCTACGAAACCGATTACCATTGTCATAGGGATCGGAGTCGTCGGGGGCGAGAAGTTGGCCTTTCCATGGAAGGTCGAGAAGATCCTCCACGGAGTTGAGGCAATGGAGGCCTGCATCGAGAAAAATGAGACGTTCCCATTTACGGAAAAATGGGTGAAAGGCATATATCTTGTCCCATTGATACAGCTTTTCAAAGTGGCGATTATCGTGGGCCTTTCGAATCGGATTCGCCTTTAACTGCGCCACCAAATTGTCGGTAGGAATATGGGAAACACGAAAGACCTGTGTCCCCAGTTCGGACATTTGTTTCGAGGGCGGATCGAAGTCCACGCTGATGAGAACGACGTCGCCTTCCCATTGCCCCTTGGTACGGAGACCTTTGAGTGTGACCAGAGCTCTCGGATAGTAGCTGGAATCACAGAGCGATACGAATACACTATGGGGGGATAAAACCATACCGGGGGTCTAAGTATTATTGATATTCTTACAATAGATGAGTAAACGAGGGGTGGGGACGATTACCACTCTCTTGGATTTGACTGATAGAGATGCCCAAGAGAATGATATGTTCCCTCTAGATACCACGACGACGTGGTTTTCAAGGGACAAGGGGAGAACGACGATTCCGTTTTCGCCCCAAGTCCAGACACTCTTATTTCGTGGTCCGGCAGCGTTCGGACAGCGCTTTACATTCGATATTGGTTCCATTCAGTGCGGAGATATAATCTTCGATGCTATTCTTCAAGTGAAGCTGAGCCATTGGCTGGATGCCTCCACCCTATTGAATTTGGATGCAGGGAGAATTCAGTATACCGACGTTGCAAAGGCCTGGGAATATGCCAACTCGCTGGGGACGGCGCTCATACAGCGGGCAGAGCTGGAAATCGATGGCAAGACGCTGGAAACGATTGACGGCGATTTTGTCTCAGTGATATCACTACTTTTCCCCGATTACAATGCACAATTTGGGGTGGCATATGACCATCTCGGTCGTTTATCCATGCCGATGCTGCGCTCCATGACGGCCCCGCGCATATATCCCACGGAGAGTGGCGTGATTAATTGCCCTCTCGCGTTTTTCTTCGGTCGTGTGAGATACCAGGAGGCACTGCCACTCATATCCGTCAAAGAGGGGCTGTGTCGGATTCATATTACCTTGCGCCCGTTCTCGGAGGTGGTTCGACAGATGCAGGGATTTCGCGATACATGTGATTCGACACCTCTTGGAACAACGATCGCCTTTTCGGATCGACAGGTGGCGGTACTGCCTACGATTCCCGCCCTAGAATCCGTTGCCCTTGTAACACATGGGGCGGCCTTGGATGGCGTGTTAAGAACGAAAATGCTTCGAAGCCCGTATGAAATGTTGTATCGGGAAGTCCAGACCTTTTATTTCGATGAGCCGCTCAAATACCGGGTGCGTTCAGAGGCGGATCGAATCACGATTCAGCTCTCTTTGGAGGCGAATCATCCTGTGGAGGAAATTCTGTGGTTTATACGGCGGAAAGACGTGTCTGTCAATAATGAATGGACGAACTATTCGAATACCATAGAGCGGGAATGGACGAGTGGTAGTGTTATTCGACCCATGCTCGTCTCGGCCAAAATACAGGTGAATGGTATCGTACTTATTGAGGCCGATGAGCAGTATTTCCGCTATAATATTGCTTCGAAGCATGCAGGTGGATATGCGGCCTTTTCGAACTACATCTATGGTCTCTCTTTTGCAGAGCATCCGGGCTTGCACAATCCTACAGGTTCTATAAATGCAAGTCGGGCAAATTCGCTTCGTCTCACCTTGGAGGTGGCTGCGCCTGTACAAGGGGCTCTTTGGGAAGTGAAAGTGTTTTGTCTGGGTATTAACTGGCTGCGATTTGAGAATGGGCTGGCGAATCCGTTGTTTGAGGATTAAACTTTAAAAAATTGAAAAACACATTTCCGTCGTTCATATTACACAAATGAGCTCTCAAGTCAAACATGCCGTTGAACCTATTCGTATAGTGCTATTTCGCCCGAATTGTTTGTATTGTGATAAACCATATACTTATTATAGCGAATGCGTATACAAATTTGGGGTGATTGGATGTAAAGAGCATACAAAACTGGCGGAACGGGATGCAAAGGCCTGGCTTCACAGAAATAACCGGGTCAAGTATAATGATTATCTGGAAGACCCACTCTTTCAGCGAACGGATCTTCTACGTTGCCCGATTAAGGTGAAACGCACAAGTGGAGCAATTGATGAGGATGGTTGGACTATTTTAAAGCCGACCTTTGGGGTAGATGGAGTATTAGAGTATGTAGAGGGAACCTGGTGTATTCCTGTGATTCATATGGAGAAAGATATCAAAAAATATATTCCCGTGGTCGAGCTGAAAATGTCGACGACGGAGAGTGAACTTGTGGATGCCTTTATTTCCAGGCTAGATACTGGCTTTTATATAAAGGAAGCGGAGGCCTATGAGGAGGCGCTTATACTGGAGCAGGAAATGGAAAATCCGAATAATAATGGCAGACGTGTGGAAGATAATATTCACATTATTTCTCATCCGATCTATGGAATTGGTCGTATGTTCATTTCACCAAAGGTCGAAACGGGGGCGAATCCAGTGGCATAAGTTCAGCACATCGCTATATCAACTTTAATAACTCGAGCTAGAGCGCCTGCGACCCGATGTGGCGACCACACCCTCCATTTCGGGCTGTTTTTCAGTCATGTCAGGAACGGGCGTATCGGCCGTCCAGAAACGATTGCCAGGTCCGCCAGGAACCTCGATCCAATCGCCCACGGCATATGCTTCACGGCCGTTTTCTCCCAGAACAAAGGTGGAATTGGTTTCAGGGTAAGAAAGGAGCCCTTTAAAGACAAACCGGTTAAACTTACCCACCCCGCAGGTTGAATAGTGAAGATATGCCGTACCAGGCTCCAGCTTTGACCAGTGAATCTGCGTATCGGGCGAGTAATTCAGATAGGGCATGTAGATATAAGAGAGGGGGGACAGCGCTTCAATTTTTACCGCCAAGTAATTAAATTAAGTACTTGGCTCTAATGGCTAGAACTTAAAGTAACTCCAATGACATAAGGCCACAGAGTGGACTTAGGGGAGTACTTAACTTCAGTACTAGACGTTATCTGGGATAATATCTCTTTTTGAAATCGTCCATATTTTCCGTTCCCATTGATAAATTACACGAGGGGCATACGGGGCGCAAATTATCTGCCGTATCGGCCCCTCCACTTGCCCTGGAAAGGATATGACCTGCATGCCATATATCAAAGACATCGAGGGATTTCTTACAACAATAGCAAACACCTTTTGTTGACATTCCAAAGTGGAAGGCCCATACTTGGCCACGGATCTTTTTCGGAATTTGTTTGCGAGAGATTCGAATTGGCCGTAAAGGTGGGGATGGCGGTAACGGAGGTAATCTATTGGTATTTTGAGCTAGATTCGATGGTGGCCACGGAGGCCATGGAGGATATTCTTCCATAATATGGTCCATCATATTGTTCTATATATGGATTTCTCTAAGTATATTTGGCACTTAGTATCATTCCCCATTTTTTAACAAAGGGCGGTGAATCGGCTGTGAAACATAGGAAATTAAATCGTTGTGATAGAGATCTTTTGTATGAAACTGACTGACCATGAGTAAATTACGCCGCTGCCCCCTACGAAATGCATTGATTCGGTCGATAATCACGTAGATAAGAAGTGTATAAAGGAGGGTGAGAAGAATACAAATACTCAAGCGCTGATTATGTGTAATGATATTGCCCATAATCATATCTGCTCCATGAACTGCATACTTCACATTATCTGATACATTATATGGAACGCTATGGCTTACGTTCATATTTGTCATATAGTTCCATCCAGATGTAATCGTATTTGTAAGATGTAGAATACTATTGCTTGCAGTATACATGACAGCACTCCCCACACCTGCAGTGACAGAAATGGGGGATTTTACGAACTGGTCGATTACAAAGGTGGAAGAAATACCCATGGGAATTCCGATATACAGGGAAAACATATATGGAATATGCCCGAGTTCCTTTCGCTGTTTTTGGCGCTCGTTTAGAGTATCAAGATGCCAGAGGAGAAAGAGCATGTTCCCCATATTTCCTGAATTCACGGCATTATAGAAGGAATGGGTGAGTGTATCCTTTTCTGCTGCATCCAAGTTGCCCGATTGAATAGCCCTTACCAAGCTGTCCTTTGCAGATGTGTCCAGAATCACTTTGTCGAGAGTATTCATTCTTTCCAATAGTGATAGTTATCCGATTTTAAAATTTTTTTACTGGATACAACAAGGACTTAAAGGTAGTTAAAAATAACTATATGCGACCAACTACTTAGACCCACCCTCATTTTAAATTAGTATTTATCGAATTACCATGTCCCCCTTTTAATACGCTCACCCTTTGTATATGTTGCCTCCTCATTACGCGAATCATCCGCGCGACGTTGCGACTCTAATGCCGCACGTTGCCACTCTGGTACGGATTCAGTAACCTGATCAAAATATATTCCTCTCCCAGGAGTTGCTACACTAAGAATCTGTTTAACTTCTGATTTTATCTCGTTTATTAACCAAACAGGAACGCCCACATCTACAGGCATCTTGGCTAGTTTATCTGCATAGAACTCACGACGTTCTACAGATAAATATGACGCATCCGATGGAAGTTTTGCCATTGCAGAAATAAGATGTGTTGGAGTGTGATGTATTGAAGAAACGATTTGACTATGCATAACGACAGATTGCTTAACCTTTGACAATTGGCAAAATCCGCCACAGCCACACCTACCACAACCACCAGGAGGACATTTTCCTTCTTCTCTAGAAAGTTTGTCACGTTCACGTTCGCGCCGCGCGCATTCTTCTACACTCAAACGACCACTTCCATCTAATTGCCACTTTGAGCGACGATTACCCTCTGCCATAATTTCAGCCACATCTGGAAGACTTTTTAAGCCTTTTGCCCTTCGTTGCCTATCGGCCATCATGACTGATGACCACTTTTTAGAGAATTCTTCATCGGTAAGACTTTCCATTGTTATAACTTATTGATTAGAATAAATGTGTTCAATTTTATATTATTATATTTGTATTAATGATAATTTAAAATGTTAACGGGTCTAAATTAAGTACTTTGCGGTAATGTCTAGCCATTAGAGCAAAGTACTTAAATTAAGTACTTTGCGGTATAGTAGGAATGGTGGTATCACTATTAAAAGTGCTTCATACAGGAATTCAAGATTCACGACTTTTATCTCCCAAAGGAAATCCAAATGTGGAAATGTTTTCGAAAGTCTTTATACGCACGGGGAGATTTACGACTCAATGGGTTCGACTCGATTTTGATACACGCCCACAATTCGGTGGAAAATCCGTCATAACAATTCCGAATAAGGGGCATCTGGTGGCACGATTATTTCTCGTGACCACCATGCCCGACATTGATACTGCACAGGCGGCCGGTTATAACTATGCACAGGCAAACAATACGAGCTTTGCCGGCCCTCTGTTTTCATGGACGAACTCTTTGGGGCATGCAGTAGTAGAAGGGGCGAGCATTGACATCGGTGGCTCGCGTGTGGAGCATTTGGACGCCCGACTATTGGAAGTGCTCGACGAATTCTATACACCCCTGGAAAAGGTGGAGCTGGTCAATAAACTCATCAAGCGGAATATGACGAACTTTCCACAATATACGGCGGGACTAACAGGTGTAGCCAAGCCCCCCGTCGTAACCTATACACCACTCCCCTTTTGGTTTAGTCGAGGTGATCCGGGCGTTTCACTTCCTGTCGATGCCTTGAGCGTCGATAAGGTGAAGCTGACGATACAATTCGCCCCGCTCAACAATTTATACGTGAGTGATTCGATCATGGTTTCTGGTGACCTAACGAACCCCGTATTTTTTCCTCTGAACTCGCCTCAATACGTGTTGAATCCATCGGGAACGAGAGTGCCTGGCCTCGGTGGAACGCAAACGGGCCTCGTTGTATCCCCTATTCCGGGCTACAAGGCACCGGAAACATATACGATTGGCGACACATATTTGATGGCGGAATATATATACTTGGACGCCCCCGAGGCGAACAAATTCCGTATTTCCGATATTGAAGTCCCGGTGGTTCAGCACTATGCCTTTGAGCCGTTCGATACGAAACTATCGTCAAGAGCAACGATTCCTCTCAAGATTCCCAATCCCACACGCAATCTGTTTTTCTTCGCCCAGCGCTACGAGGCTCCGTCATATAATGCGCCCTTCTTGGCCACGCGCGATTTGTCAGGGAGTGATGGGCCCGTAGCCCCTTGGTGGCCGAATGCACAGCCCATATCGGCAAAATCACCTGGAGAACTGGTGCCTGGATTTCTCTTTCGGAACTCGGAGCCGTTCTCGTCGATTCAACTGACATATGAGGGACATTTGATACGCTATTCCACGACATGCCCGGCAATATTTCGCTCCTACTATCCGTCTACGGAGATGAAGAAGTCACCTTTCGTGAATCGGTATTATTACAGCCTTCATTTTGGATTGAATCATGGATTGTTGCCGCCGTCACAGCCGTGTGGGGAGGCGAATCTCGATAAGATAGTGAATATCAAACTGGAATTCGAATTCAAACCCTTTCGTGGGACGACAAATCCGAATGCAGTTCCTCGATACCGGGTGTATGTTTGGGCGGAGACATATAATATTTTTCGGGTGTATGCTGGTCGTGGGGGGATGTTATTTGCGTATTAAGGTTCCGCCTAAATAGTCGAGCCAGACCTCGCCGTAATTATAATGAGGATACTGGTGGTGGAGGAGATGGTGATTGCCGACTAACCATGTTCCACGTTTGTCATGGCGCAACATACCTCGAATATTCAAAAAACACAGAATGATAATCGTGTCGGTGGTCGAATAGGTGTAGAAGGCGTAAGGGATAAACATGCCGACACCTTGGAAGAGGGTTTCAAATGGATGGCCGATGTAGGTATCCATAAACGTGGGATATATCTTCTTGTGATGTGCTTTGTGTAATCTATAGAGTGATTGGGTGTGAAGAAGAAGATGGGACAAGTAGAACCAGACATCATATGCAAATATAGATAATAGGATGGGAAGCATACTATTATCTATATGTGGCAGAAGTTTAGACTAGATTCGGGAAAAATTTTGAAGATAATATGGGCCGCTTTAAAATTGACGGAAGTCTCTCCACAAGAAGAGATACGATGGACGAATTGAAGATTGCTCAAATCATCGCCGTTTTGAAGCAACACGAGCAAGACTTATCCGATGGATATCAGTGGTATTCTGGTCGTCGTGAAAACAAGCCGAAAAATGTGGCAGAGACACTTCGGGAAGTTGCTATTGCTATTTTGACGGCGATTGAGAATCCGCCCTAGCATCATATTTAATATAGCTCGCGCAACCAATGTCGGAACCATGAAACCATGTAGTTCGTTCCATCCTTTTTTTTTCCGTATACTCTATACCCGTACAGGAACATTCCTCTTGTATAAAGGCCCGGCGCACGGCATATTTTACGTTATCTGACTTCGTATATATGGTTATTATCATATCATCTAAAGACCCATCCAGTGACGTGGACCATTTTTCCTTACAATCCTCCTCTGCATCTTTGAGATACATATAAAGATTGCGATCTCGCCTTGCACCCGATTTGTCCTTCAACCCTGTAATAATATCATTTATATAATCAAAATCGCGCTTCAAGCCCTCCTCGTCAGCAGGGGATAAGGCAGGAGAAAGATCTCGTATTTGTCGTTCTATATCCCAAATTTCAGTTTCAAGCTCATCTGAGGCGCGGTTCAACTCGTTTGCCTTATCATCATATATCTTCTTTTCCTTCAGGATGGCGGTTTGCTTCTCTTTGAGTTCCTCGACTTTTGCACGTAACTCTTCCATTTGTATGGGAGGTGGGGTGATATCCCTATCAATTTTTATAGATACGCGGTAAATGGATGTCCCCAAGCGATTGACATCAACACCACGCCGGCGTCTACGGAGAAAAGAGCGCAGGGCCACTGCCAGTGGCTAAGCATTTCCAGCAAATAACTAGATGGATGCAATAGTAGTGAATCCCCTCTATAAGGAAGAGCCTTCCAAAGAAGTGCCTGCCAAAGAAGAGTCCGACCAAGATATAGCCCTCTGCTGTCTCTTTTTTTGCTGTCTGCCATTTTTATCGTCTCTAAAATAGAAATGAGAGGAGGTAAGTGGACACTCAAATACAAGCGGAGCATCAACTGCAGTCGGCCGAAGGGATTTTCTCAAAAACAGCATTGTAAGTATGGGCGAAAGACGCGGCGCCAGAAGCATTAATGCGTAGCCAAATACATATCCCGAACGCCTGAAACGGCCATGACCTTATAGCCAAGACCCTCTAAATACACGAACAACTCTTTGCGAATTTGGTCAGCGGGAACCCCCTCCTTCTCCTTCCAATTCCCCCAGCTTTCAAATAGGATCTTCGGATAATTATTGCGTCGTAGGGTTTCCAGCGATCCCATTAATACCTCCTTTTCAAAGCCCTCCACGTCAATCTTGATGAATCCCACATTTTCGAACTGAAACGAATCGAGTGTTTTCATATACACGCTTCGCTTCTTGCACTGGGAATCCGCTGAACAGAGTTCCTTGATTCCATTGCCCCCTCCGTCCTCTGAACGGATATAATAGTCCATCATCTTTTCTTCATTGCCTAGAGCGAACTGGAAGGGCGTCACCCTGTCTTCGAGCTGGTGTAGGGCAATGTTAGCGGCCAAATAACAGAACGTCTTGGGGCTACACTCAAATGTATACGTATGTTTCGCCTTTTTTCCGCAGGTCCATGTGTAGGTGCCAACGTGGGCACCGATATCGATGAAATTGGCATCAGGCGAAATGAAATTGTCGAAGACCCAGTGAATAAGTTGTTTTTCGGCGAGGCCGGATTCGTAGAACCATTTTGCAACACTGCGCTCAGGAAAAAATAGGAACTGGTTGTCTTTGGGATTGTCGCTGGACTTCGGGGGAAGAGTGATAAAATACGGGGAGGCAGTATTATTGCTTCCTTCACACAAGAGGAACATGTATGAAGGTAGGGATGGGACTTTAGACCTGGGGTTCACAACAACCCCATCTCCTCCCTCGAAACAAACATCGGCACCCGAATACAGGGCTTGAGATATTTCTCCCAACCTATCCACTGGTCATACAAGACCGCCTTTTCAACATTGTGTTTTTGGCGCTGATAGCATAGGGAGAAATGGGCCTGGTCGGGCACGACGATTTCCACGACAAATATTCTGGCCCCGTACTTGACAGCAAGCTCTTCTGCTGTTGACATGTGCCATAGACGTGTATGTGTGTTATCTACGATTATAACGCGTATAGACGGAGTAAGAAGCGCGTTTTCCAGACAGGCGATACAGGCCGCGTGGGCCTTGGGCAAGTTGCTTGCATCGAAATGGTAGTCCCCGTTTTCATCAATGAAATAGTGGTCGGCTGAACAATGGGACACCTTGTCGGATCCTAGAAGAGTAATGAGCCGATTTGAGAGGGTGCTTTTACCTGAACCCGAAATCCCTCGAAGCAAGACGACGGCGGGCGGGCCGTCCATTTTAAGGCTTCGAACGAGCGGGTGTAGATACTTCTCTTCCCACTTCAACATAGTGCTTGTGGAATTTTTAGCCTGATGTCGCTTTAATTTTTTACAGGGGGTGCTATAAAAACAAAACCTCTAATAAAATAATTAAAACCCCGGTGTTCAAACTTTTTACCGATTTTCGGTTAAAAAAATTGAATATTTATTTTCTTATACTCTGGTATAAGAAAATGCCCACCTACGCTTGTAAGAAATGCGCACGAGTGTTCAAGCAGAAGAGTGGGTTTGATGACCACAATGCGAAGAAGAAGGATTGTACTGAGAATACATTGTTGAATGATATTATTCAGACAAAGGTCGAGGAGAAGGTCAAAGAAGCTGTTCGTGCTACGCAGCAGAAGCCAGAGATTACGAAGGAGACCCTGCCAGCTTTCTTTGAGGATTTGCACAATCTACTCTGGAATAAGGCTGGACTGAATCCTGAACGTGCGTTGGAACACATGACCTTCTTCTTTGCTTATCGCCTCATTGAGCAACAGGCTGATATGCTCAGCCTACCCCAAGAGTGTCGCTGGTCATTTATCGCAAGCCTGACTAATGAGAATGACCTGTTTGAGAAAATCAAGAAGGGTGTTTCTGAGTTTCGGAGGCGCTCCAATACAAGGGCGTTCTTCAAGCCACATGAGATTCAGAAGGCAGATATTGTATACGAGATTGTTCAGCAAATCAATCGTATCTCTCTGAAAATTCTTCAGGAGACCGATACGCTGGGAGACATCTTTGAATACATGCTTGGTCGTGGCATGAGCACGATGTCTG